TGATCTCGTGGTCGGGTAGCGGCTTGCCGCCGCCTCGCTCGATGGCCCCGTTGACCTCGCGGATGCACCGGGCGAAGTCACCTGGCCGGCCCCACTCGATCTTGGCCGCGCCCTTGCCGTGGGCCCAGTACTCCATGAGCCGCTCAGGATCTCCGGGGTGCGGGTCGGCAGCCATCTCAGCCCACCTCCAGCAAGGTCAGGAGCGGGACTAGCACCCACGCCAGCAGCCCGGCCGCGATGAGGTTGATGCGAGTGCTGGCCACGTTGAGCGCAGCGAGGCCGAACAGGACGGCCGCGATGAGGAGCAGCACAATGTACAGCGGGTGGGTCACAGCGCCTCCTGATCTACGCGGTGCATGGCATCGGGATGGCCGCGCCGCTGTCGAGCACGTTGCCGGACCACTTCACCCCGTCGGTGCCGTTCCAGGTCACGCCGTGCGCGCACTCGGCCGGACCGTTGACGTACGACCCCGCGGACACCGTGTTGTCTCGGACCTCGACGGTCACGCCCGGATGGTTGCCGGTGATGCCGCTGCCGGTGTCGTTGATGCGGACGCTGTACTGGCCGCAGGCGAAGCGGTTGTGCGTGGCCAGCAGCGTGCTCCCGGTGCCGGGATGGTCGGACCAGAACAGGGCGCTGTTGCCCTTGTCGCTGCTGTTGCCGGCGCACCCGCTGAGGGTGTTGTGGTCGAGGGTGACGTGGACCTCGCAGCCCGGGCAGTACTGCTGCACCCCGTCCGGGTGCTCCCCGGCCTGGAAGGTCAGCTCATCCACCAGGGAGTCGCGGATGACGGCGGTGCCCTGGTCGGTGCGTGGGCCGTCCTGCCAGCGGTGCACGTGCACGCGGGTCAGGGTGTAGGAGCCGGTGATCGGCGGGAAGTTCCCTGTGGAGTAGTCCTCGTCGGGGCGGGCCGTGATCTCGCTGTCGCTCAAGCTCAAGCCGTGGCAGCCGGCGCAGTTGAACACCACCCCGTGGATGCGCGAACGGGTCACGGTCACGTCGTTGCCGTCCACGATCAGCGAGCCCTGGATGTCACGGGCGTCCACAGTGGCGCCGGCGACAGCGTGGAGGTCCGTGCCGACCGCGGCCAGCGCGGTCCCGGCCGGGACACCGGTCGTGGCGGCGGTGGGGAAACACGCCGGCCACGCACAGTCGCCGCCACTGGGAGGGGCTGTCGGCGGTGTGGTTGTGGCCGGCGTGCTACTCGTGGGCGGCGAGGTCGTGGTCGGTGGTGCGGAGCAGCGGTTCAGCCTCACCGTGCTGGAGCCGGCAGCGTTGACGCATGCGGCGTACGCGTTGCCGTCGATGCGGTCCAGCTGCGCCGCCGTGCCGGAGTCGGCTACCTGAGCCCGCGGAAACGCGACAGCACCACCCGCGATCCCGAGTACGGCAGCGGCGAGCAGGGCCACCGCGACCGCCCACCGCTGCCGGGTCATGGTGTGCTCAGCCCGCCGGCGGGGCGTCCGGGTTCTCGGCGTCCAGCCCCTCCAGGGATGCGACGGTCGCCTCCAGGCGGGACACGTCCACGTCCGGGTGCGCGTCCTTGATGGCCTGGATGTCGGCGCGGATGTCGGCGGTGGCCTGGTCGATGCGGGTCGTGAGGGCGTCCAGCTGCGCCTGCGTGACGGCCATGGCCGCCTCCAATCGTGCGAGGGGCGCCCGGAGCCGGTCGACTCGGGCGGTGGTGACGTCGAGGGTGTCCTGCACCGTGGTCAGCGCGGCGGTGAGCTCGGCGCGGAGCGTGTTCAGCGCGGTGAGGATCTGGTCATTGGTGGTGGCCATCGGCTGCTCCGTCCAGTCCTCGTGCGCTACTGGGCTGGCGCCTCAGCGGGTTCGGTAGGCCAGCAGTTCGGTGGGGATGGGCACCGTCAAGGGCACGGTCGTCACCGGCAGCAACGCCACATCATCCGTACCCGGATCTCTGTACCGCTTGCCGTCGCAGGTGGCGTAGCGGTGGAACTCGACCTGCCCGTCTCCGTCGGCGAGGACGGCCAGGCGGTACACCGCACGAGGGTCGACGCCCAGCTCTCGCATCCAGTCACACAAGACCGGGCTGCCTAGCCACGGACGCAAGACGGGATCGTGGACGTCAAGGTCCAGTACTACCGACACAGCGGGCCTCCTCGGCGGGCTCGGCGTGGAGTAGGCACCGGTCGCTGTCCTGCTCGGGCCTGCTACGGCACCGCCACCCGGTGGGCTCGGTGTAGGAGCAGCGCCGGCGGCGGTAGGTGCGGCGTTCCTCCCGCATCGTGCGGCGGGGCATGGCCGGTCACAGTCCCTTCGCCGTGAGCCAGTCCCCGGCCGCGCGGGCTGCTGTGGCGTTGCTGCCGGTGTGCCGGGTCGCGATCCACGGGTGTAGCACCGCGGCCAGCACCAGGTCCGCGTCACCAGCGATAGCGGCCACAGCGGGTGCGGTGACGTCGCCGTCGTCGGCGAGCAGCAGCGCGAGGTCGACGCCCGTCAGGTACGCGCGGCCGTCCTGACCCCAGCTGGTGCCCCAGCTGTTTGTGAGCCAGTACCGGTCCTGGGCTGGGTCGGCCATCGGCCCGTACCCGTCCACGATCAGCTCGTGGCCGCCGGCGAGCGGGCTGGCCGTGTTGACGGGGATACGGCCGTCGGCGTGGGGTTCGTACATCGAGTCGTGCCACGGGATGCCTATCAGCGCCGACCCCGACTGCAGCACGGTGGCGAGGGCGCGCAACGTGAACGCGTGGGTGTAGGAGATGCAGTACCCGGCCCGCTTCAACGCCTTCGCCGCACCCAACCCCGAACTTCCGGTGTCCGTCGGGGGATACACGCCGTCGAACTCGTCCAACACCGTCGCCCAGTGGTACAGGTCCAGCGCCAGCGTCTCGTCCACGTCCGGGTCGCCTTCGCGGGCGATGTTGTCGGTACCCACCCAACCGGCGGCGGCGTTGCCGCAACAGCTGCCGAGCGATCCCTGATCCAGGACGGGGCAGCGGCGGGTCCACTGCTGCGCCTGCAGCGCGCCCCGGGGCAGGACAGGGGCGGCGTACCGCAGCGACCGGTCATCGTGGCTTACATGCCGCCCAAGCCGCGGGTCGGTGGCCGGGATCAGGCGGGTGTACACGGGCGGCCTCTCGTCACAGGGCGGTCCACGGAACCGGCGGCGGGGTGCGCATGTCGACGTGCCGCTGCGAGTAGCCGACCGACCCGTCCGGCAGGTCCACGGCGATGTCCACCACCAGCACAGCCTCACGGTCCGTGGCGACGATGCGGGGGCGGTGGACGCGGTACGGGTCCAGGCCGTGGGCGAGGAGCCACAGGCCGATGCGGCGGCCCTCACGCTCGGGGAGGTCGGCGCCTCGGGTGACGTCGTAGGTCCAGGTGGTCGACGCTGCGACGTGCTGGCCGGCGGCGATCACCGCGGGAACTCTCGGCCTGCGCCGATGAACCGGTACACCGCCTCGGTCCCCTCGCTGGCCTCGTAGTCGATCTCATACCAGGACCGCTGCCCGTCACGGAGCACCGTGCCGAAGGTCTGCGGGTAGTCGCTCGGGGCGGCGTAGACGAGGTGCTGCACGGTCCCGTCCATGGAGCCGCCTTGGTAGTAGCGGTGGCCCTTGTGCTGAGCTGCGTTCGGGTGGTCGCAGGGCTGGATCACTCCGGATGCCCCGGCTTGCCCGCGTCGATCCACGCCTGGTAGCCGCGCAGGGCCAGCGCCCGCTCCGCCCGCGTACCGACCAGCGGCGCGTCAGGTCCGTGAAGGCACAGGGTGTGGATGTTGGTGTGGATGGTGTCGTGGCCGGTGCCGCAGATGTTGACCCGGTTCTCGGCGGTGTCCGGGCCTCCCATACCGCGCGGCATCAGATGGTGAACCACGGTGCGGCGGACGGGGGGCCAGTGGTAGCCATGGACGGTGCACTGATCACCGGGAAGGTGCACCGGCTGCATAGCCACCTCCACCCGATGTAGTGCATTGCCGGCGTGTTGGTAGCGCCAGGTCGGGGGTTAGCGCTACGCTCTACCCATGCCGCCAGACAACCCCACCCAGCGCAAGCGCAACGTGGTGAGCCTGGACCTGCCGCCGGAACTGCTCGACTGGTACAGCCAGCACGCCATCAGGCGTGAGCAGCACCTTGGCCGCCGCTACACCCGCGCCGACGACATGCGGATCGCACTGGAGGAATACCGAGAGAGGAACACCCCATGAGCGAAGGCCTGACGTCCGAGGTTGAGGGGTGCGGCTAATGCCGATCAAGAACTACACCACGTCCGTCCCGGTAGTTCGGACCGTGGCCGAGGTGCAAGCGATGCTCGCCAAGCATGGCGCCAGCCGGGTCGCCGTTAACTACGCCGGTGGCCTGCCCGTCGGCCTATCGTTCGCGCTCGACACTCCGTACGGACGCCGCGCCTACGACCTACCTGTTGAGGTTGCGGGGGTCGCCCGGAAACTCGCGCAGGGGGTCAACGGGAAGGTGACGCCGGAGCAGGCTGCGCGCGTGGCGTGGCGGATCGTCCGGGACTGGCTGGACGCTCAACTGGCACTGATTGAGGCCGCCGCGGCCGCGTTGGATCAGGTGATGCTGCCGTACCTGCTGGTGGATGACGGCAGGACCGTATACGACGAGTACCGCGAACGGGAGATGCTCGCCGTCGAGCCCAGTCCCTCTTCGCCTGCCTGACTACCTACGGAGGAAGCCGTGAGCGAGAAGCACGACTGGCCCTGCGGATTCCGCCCTGTGCCGTGGGCGATGCGCCAGCCCGGGTTCGCCTCCGCGCCGTGCGCACGCTGCGGATGGCGCAATCAGGAACACCTGGACCGGCCGGAAGGTGAGCCGCACCACCCGAACCGCTACTACCTGTGCGACGACCCCGACTGCTGCGACAACGGCTGCCCGGTGCTCACCTGCGCCGTGTGCCGCGAAGACTGGCCCTGCGCGACCAAGCGTGAGCATGTCGCCCAACGGCGAGCCGCCGCAGCTTCCGCGAGTTCGTAGCCGGCGGCCCCGACACCACGGGGGAAGTGCCGGGGCCGCCAGGTCCCTGGGAGGGGGGTGTACAGCAGGAAGCCCCACAGCGGGTCAAAGGCTGCGGGGCTCGGGCAGGCATAGCTCGTCCACCTGCGTTGCCGCATTCTAGGCGCTCCGTGGCTCTCCGTGTCCACTTCTGCGCCGTGTCGGCGTGGCGAGCGCCAGCGTGATCACCTCACCGACCTGATACAGCGGCCAGCCCTCCTGCGTGGTGCCGTGGGCGACGAGCCGCTGATTCGGTGGGTTCGCCCACGTCCGGATCGTGTTCACGTTCAGCTCCCGACCCAGCAACAGCGGCAACGCCCGGGACAGTTCGGTAGCGGTCAGCAGTTGCCGCTCGGCGGACTGGAGGAGCCAGTCCCGGCGGTGCTGCGCGTCGTGCTCGGCCCCGCACGCCCGGCAGCGGATCAGCCGCGCGCCGGGTCGGGTCTCCAAGTCCGCCGCGCACGGCACGCCGTCAGCGTCCGGGGTGGTGCACGGGCCGGCGTACATGCGGGATCCGTGCCGGTCGATGACCAGCCGCACCATGCCCACCGCTGAAGTGATCTCGCCATACGCCTGCTCGGCCTCTGGGCGGTGCCTGAGCCATTCCAGGTGCCTACCCGGTCCCAGGAGCCACCGGGCCGCTGTTGTCGCGGCAGGCGCACGTACGGCCTCAGCGGCGGCCAGGATCGCGGCACACGACACGTGCGAACACGCGAAGGCGCATCGCGGGCCGATCGGACCTTCACCCGGACCCGGGCCTCCACGTTCCCCCGCCACGTGGCGTGCCCAGGTCGTCAGGGTGTTGGTCAGGACGTACCCGGCCTCGCTGGCGACCGCCGAGAACGGCAGCGGCTCCTCCGAGCGCTTCGTCACTCCACCACCGCCGGACTCACCCACCCGGTCCTGCCGGGACAGGGTCACCTCCAGCTCCGGCTCCAGGCCGGGGACTTCGGCGAGGTCGACGGCGAGCATCCGGGTCTCCCGATCACACAGGTATGCCTGATCGGCGACGGGACGTCCGCAGACCGCGCACAGGGTGTCCGTCATGGCGACCTCCAGTACCGGAACCGCTGCCACGCCGTCGCCGGCCGCCACTTCGCGCCAACCATGCACTGCCCTCGGATGTGTGTCCCGACGCCGTACGCGTCACACCAGTCGCAGGCCTCGCCCACCCGCCACAGACGGCGGCAGGCGCAACGCCAGATCGAACCGTGCGCACCAACCGGTGGGAGAACGCAGCGGTTGACCGGGGTTGCCGACCGGTCACTGACCCAGTTGCCTGCCGGGGTGTCCGTCATGGCCGCTCCCCCGGGTGATCCGCGAGGTACCGGCCCAGCGCCTCATGCAGCGCGCGGGCGGTCTCCACGCTCATCCTGTCGGCGCAGCACTCGGAGTAGACGGTTACACCCTCGGCGGTGACCTCCACGGAGTAGCCGTTGCAGAGCGGGCCGTTGAACGCCATCTGCGGCAGGTATGGCGCAACCCCGGCTGGTGTCTCGGCGTGGGGGGTCACCGGACCCGCCTTCCCAGCGGCGGCCGAGGTGGACCGGTGTCCCGGTTACGGCGGGCCTCCAACGCGCGGCGGATGCGGTTACCCGCGTCGTCCACCTCCACAAGCTCGTCAGGAATCTGCTCGAACGCCACCAGCGTTCGTATCACCGTCCCCGTCACCTCGGCCACGCTCATGGCGAACGTCCGCGTCAATCGATCGATCACCGTAGGGTCGACATGGATGTCCGACCGATTCAGCAGGCCGGTCGGCTGCCACTGGCCCGGCGGCGGCCATACGCAGTCATCCCACATGGCAGCGGGTAGCAGCGGCCCAGTTTCCGGCGCCTCTGGGCTCCACCGCATCGCGTCGTCCGACACCTCCACGTCGTCCCGCCGACCGGCCAGTAGCTCATCGACGCTGGACACCCAGGCGTCCACCGCTTCACCGTTCACCGCTTCCCCCCGATCTCCTGCCGGAACTCCCGTGCCTCCCGGGCCGCGTTCACCGCGTCGCAGATCTCCCGCGCCAACCCGAGCGCGTCCTCGAAGGACCGCTTCGGCGCGGCGGTGATCGAGGCCACCATCACGCCCCGGTCCGCGTCACCGACGTGCTCCACGATGCTGACGCCGTGGTGGTTGCCCACCCGCAGACGGCGAGGCTCAGCCATGCGACACCTCGCACTCCGGGCACACCAGTTCCTCCACCGGCACCGCACCGGACATCCCCACCGGCGTCGACCCGTACAGCTGGCCCGGGGCGATCAGGCGGCGGCAGCGGGCGCACCGCAGGCCGTGCGGGAACTCGGCGACCGTCACCACCTGCTCAGGCATCGGCGTCTGCCTCCTCAGGGTGCGTGGCCTCCCAAGCCGCGATACAGCGCGTGCAGAGCTGGCAGGGACCGCCGTGGAACAGGTGCGGCGAGCAGAAGTACCCGCCGCAGCCGTGCTCATCGCCGCCCGGAGTCTGGCCGCACAGGTAACCCAGACCCCGGTCGATCTCCGTGACGCAGCCAGCCTCGTTGCAGACGTCGTCGACGAGGTAGCCGGCCTCGCGACCGTCCGGCAGGACGTAGGAGCCGTATCCCATCAGGACACCGCCAGCGCGGCCGCGGCCTGCTGTAGCTCGTCTCGGACCGCCGCCAACACCACACCCGGCGACGCCCCGAAGTCGATCCGATGGTCCGTGCACCAGCGTTCGGTGTCCCGCAGGCCGTCAGCGACGGCGTACAGGCGCTCAGCGGCGGCCTCGCTGGCTGTCAGCGTGTCCTCAGGCATCGGGCGCCTCCAGCGGCACGTCGACCCTCGCTCCCGGCGGCACAATCGATCCGTCAGCGACGCAGGAGCGGTAGTGCTCGCAGTCGGCATGCGCCGAGCCGGCCGGCCCCCACATGCGCGTCCAGTCCGGTGGGATCGGGTCACCACACCGGACACAGGCATCCCACCGCACCGGCCAGCGGCTACCCGTCTCGGTCTCCTCGTGCCATCCGTCGCCGTCGTGCCCAGCGCTCTTCGTACACCGCACGATCCGGTCTCCGCGCTCCTCGCCGCCGGGACGTACGTACCGCATGCCGCACTTCATGCCGGCCCCCGCTCGGCCATGTCCGCTTCGGTCGGTTGGCGGCCGTCAAGCTGGTCCGCCCGATCACGCAGCCACGCTACGTACCCGAGGGGTCGCCTGCCGTCGGAGCGGGGCAGGTTCCACATGTCCTCGGCGGCCTGCCGGAGAGCAGCAGCGGCGATGTGCGGAGCAGCGTCTTCAAGGACTTGCCTGTACCGGCCGCGACCGTCCATCCGTCGTAGCATGTCCGCTCGCCAAGCGGCGTCCACGGCGGCTTCCGGGACCTTGAACTCAGCCACGGACCCGCTCCAGCGCATCCCAGTCCACAGTGCCGTCCGCTGGCGTATGGAACTCCAGATCCTCGGCGGCCAGCGTCCCGTAGTCGCCACAACCGGCGCGGCACACGTCGCAGCGCATGTCCTCGGCGGTCGCCGGCATGTCGCAGCGCGCGGTCTCCTGTTCCGGGCACTGGCAGTACAGCTCGTCCGGTAGGTCGCTCACGCCGCCGCCTCTTCGCTACTGCCCTCGTCCTCGGCCATTGCCTCTCCCCCTTCGTCTTCCCACCATCGGTCCACCGGGTAGCCCGATGGGAGCGGGGCGCCGGGTATCGCACCAGGTCCGCCCATCAGGTCGCTGTTCCGGGATCAGGGGCAAACTCGCCGCCACACCACGCCAAACCCTCACCGTCGATACGGGCCGTGACCCGGCCACAGCGGCAACAGGCGCGCTGCCTCGGCCCGCGGGGGTCATCCTGGGGTAGCCGGGCGCGCTCCTGGCAGGCGAGGCCGTCGAGCCCGAACCTCGCCAACCCCGACAGTTGCACCCGCGGATGCTTCGCCCGGGCAGGTAGGTCCGGCCTGACTACCTTGACGCCGGCGTCAGCGGAGCAGGTGATGCGCTCCCGCTGCCCGGCCGTCAGCGGCGGAGGTGGCGCGATAGCGAACCCGGCCGCCTCGAAGGTCAGCTCCTCATACCGACGCAGGCTGTCCGGCGGAACCAGATAGATCACCGGGTCGGGCTTGGTGGCGAGCCGGAACCGCATCGGCACCAACTGGCCCAACGGGACCATCTCGGCGATGTTGTCCACGAACAGACCGCGCAGCGGCTCGCGGACCGGATGGTATGCACCGCACCAGCCGGTGCGGCGGTCGCGGCAGACGATGCCGGAGCTCGACGTGCATCGGACTGCCTTGATGTGGCCAGTGCCGCTACCCACCACCGCGGAGTACCGCGGCGGGACCGTGTCCCACGGCCTGCGGTTCATGCCGATCGACGGGACGCGACCGAACCACGGTGCCCGGTCGTCACGGTCGTTGAACCACACCGACAGCGCGCCGCTGCGCCCGGCCTTGGTCGTACGGCTCCTGGCCGTCCGGGCAGTGATTTTGGATCTCTGCACTTCGATCCCGGTGACCGACCAGTCGGTGAAGATTGCAGCATCCAGGCGTACGCCTGGGAGCACGTACTCCTTCTCGGTGGCGAAGCCCGCATCTTCGGCCGCGCGTTGGATGTAGTCGGTCTGGTAGCGGTGTTCGTCGGTCATTCCGTGCGTGATCGTGTGTGTGTCCGCCAGTCCAGAGTGGCCCCAGTGTGCGGCGACGAGCTGGCCGCGTCGGCGCTGGAGGTACAGGCCCGGCCGCTCGTGCTCGCGGTGGAACCAACACACGAAGTCGCCCTCGCGTACCGGCCCGGCCCGGTTGTCCCACTCCTCGATCACCGCGGCGGCTGCCGGCCCACCGAAGTCCGGCCGGCTGAACTCCAACATTGTCCCGGTCGGGACATGGAGGACGCGATCTTTCATGTCGTCACCTGCCTCACGCTCAGGTGTCCATCGTCAGTTCGCCGGGTCACGCTGCCACTCCCTCGGTCGGGTCAGGCAACGGCTCGTTCCAGCGGTAACCGTGGATACAGACCCCGTCCTCAGCGCAGGCCCACAGCAGCCGGGCGAGTTCGACCTTCGGCGTACTGCCCTGCATCAGTTCCACCGCGTCAGCGCCAAGGTGAAGTAGGAACGCGAGCGGGGGGTGGCTGCCGTCCTGATGGTGCTGCCGCCACGCGTACAGCCACCCGTCCAGAGCCTGGTGTGCGTTGTCGTGTTCCCACGGCTCCAGTGGCTGCGCGGCGCTCATGCCGCCCCGCCCCGCCCGTTGACACGCGGCACCTGACGGAACACTCCGTCCAGTCGTAGGCTCCTCCGCGATGTCACATCCAAGGCCGGCGGCTCCTCGCCGTCCGCGATCCGGTCCCGGGCGTCCCGCAGCGCGGCCAGGTACGCCGGCACGTTGTCGGGGTCGACGCCTACCGGCAAGGTCGCGGCGTCGCCTGCGCGCTCCAGGTTGTCTCGGCGGCGGGCTGCCCGGATCGCTCGTGCCCGGCCGGCGATGTCGCCAGGCATCGCTGCGGAGACATTCGGCTGCGCGTAGTGCGTGTCGACCGCGGCGGCGGCGTCCTGTGGGTCGACTGCCGCGAGTTGCGTCTGCCACGCCCGGACTTGGAGTTGCCGCTCCTGCGGATCGTTGCGCCGGATCCGCGCGTCGATGGCCGAGGCGTACGCCAACAGCGCGACGGTCTGTTCGGGGGTCATCCCGCCTCCCCGAGCGCCGCGATCGCGCTTGGCGCGCCCAAGGCGTCGCGCAGGTCGGCCAGGTACGGGTTCGGGTTTGCCGACTTGATCGGTTGCCAGCCACCCGCAAGGCCGCCCTGACGTGCTCGATCAACCTGCACTGGCAGGTGGGACGGCCAGGTGGAGCCCTTGCGCCACAGGCCCAGACCGGCCCGGATCTCATCGAGGGTGTACTCCTGGCGCAGCAGGTCAGCGATCTGTTGGCCGAGCTCGTTGAGGGTGTTGCGGTTGACCTTGCCGACGATGGCGACGTGCTCGGCGAGGAGCGATTCGGCTGGCCCGGATGCTCCGCCGGGGTCGTCTGCCGCTTGGTACGGATCTGCCCCCGATGCTGGTACGTAGGTAGCTGTTGTCTCTGTCTCTGTCTCTGTCTCTGTGCCACTCGTAGCTTTAGCTGAGCTAGTGGCTGAGCTAGGCGGGGCCTGGCTATTAGCTACGCTGCTCTGGCTATCAGCTACACCCGAGCCGGGCCCGTCCGTGGCGCAGAAGGGACAACTCTCCGGCCGCCGGACCCCCCTATTCACGTGGTTCTTGACGTGCGCACCCCGCGCGCCGCTGGTGCTGCGTTCGCCGCGGTCGCCCGTTCGACGGGCCGCCACATCCGCGCGGCTGGGATTACGGGCAAGCCACGCGCTGACGGTGTACGTGCCGTTGTCGTTCCTCGTCAGCGGCGACGCCTTGCCGTCCGCCGGCTCTGCGACTAGTTCCCGCAGGTAGGCGTCCAGTTGCTTCGGTGTCGCCCAGTACGCGACCTTGGCGAGCTGCGCGCGGGTGAACGTCCCGTCATTGAGCGTCTCCTTCGCCTTGCACAGCGCATCCACGTAGAGCAGTCGGGCGAGCGGGTGCACGTCCGCGAGGCTGCCGTCGGCGTAGTGGACGCTCAGCTGGACGTGGATCTCGCCCTTGGGCATCTACGCCACCGCCCGCTCGTCATCGATGCCGGGGATGGAGTCCTGCCCGACGACCGCGGCGAGCGCCCACAGTCGGCGGCCGTGTTCGTGTCGCATCAGGTGGGTGGTCGGGGTGTCCTCGGTCTCGCCGTGCCATTCGCGGGAGACGGCGCCGTAGACGCGGGCGGTCTCTGCGGCGGCGGCTTCGGCGAGGGCTTCGCGGCCGGTCATGCTGGGCGGGCCATATGCCGGGGTGATGGGGCAGCCGACGGTGTGCGAGCATGCAACACCACGGCCTCCTTCCGCTGATTCGGAGCGTGGAGGTCGGGGGCCGTTCGGTGCTTCCAACACCGGCGGCCCCGCCCAGTTTCGGGCTCGGCCATCCTACCCCCCTCGATCATGGGTACGGGCTGTGGAAGCGCCCGCAGGACAGGGAGATCCGGGGTCATCCGCATGCCTCCTCGGTGTGGTCCCACAGGGTCGGCTGGTTGTCGGCGAGGGGACGGTTGCTCCACAGCACTTCGGTGCGGTTGGCCCAGGTGCCGCCCTGGCCGGTGCTCGCGTCGAAGGTGCGGCGGTGCCAGTCCGGGTACATCTCGCTGTCGTACAGGGCACTGGAGTAGCCGGACAGGACGACCGTGGCGCGGCACGTGTGCAGAGCCTCGGCCAACTCGCGGTGCTCGGCCTCGGTGCGCATCTCGACCCGGTAGGCGCTGTCGTTCGCCCTAGTGCTGCCGAGATAGGGCGGATCCACGTACAACAGCACCTCGGGCACGGAGCCGTACTTGCGGATCAGGTCCAGCGCGGGACGGCATTCCAGACTGACGTTCGCCAGCCGAGCAGCTGCTGGCGCGAGCCGCTGCACGTAGCCGGCCAGGTAGCCGGGCATGCCAACGCTGGACCGCACCGGGTCGCAGTAGTGCCGCCACCCGGTGCGGGTCAGCCGTGCGGCGCGGCCTTGGGTGAGGAGCACCCAGACGCGGCGGGCCATCTCCAGGTCGGTCGGAGCGCCGTCGAGGTCCCGCGCGGCGGCGAACTCGGCGCGGGAGTGCGGGGTCAGCGCGCAGATCCGTTCCAACGCTTCCGGCTGGTCCCGCAGTACCCGCCAGAACGCCATCACCGCGCCGTCGAGGTCGTTGACCGTCTCGTGCGGGCTGGGCAGCTTCGCCAGCAGCACCGCGAGCGACCCGGCGAACGGCTCTACGTAGTGCTCATGCGGAGGGAGCAGAGCGGCGATGGCGGGACCGAGGGTGATCTTCCCGCCGAAGTACAGGATCGGGGGCTTCACGCCGCCCCCTGGGTGCGTTGCCGAACGTGGTACCCGGATGGGATCTCGTTGCGGGACCGGGTCGCCTGCACCCTGCCGCTGGACCACTTAGCGCCGGGGTTGGCGCGGTTGAGGTCGTCGGCGATCTCCTGGTCGTTGAGGCCGCTGCGGGCGAGCTGGCGGATGGTGCCGGTGTTGGTGTCTCGTTCGGCGTGGCGGCGGCGGAGTTCGGCGGCTTGGGCAGGGCTGGTGTCCCGTCGCGTCAGGGCGCCGCGTTCGTCTTCGCATATGCCGCCCCACACCCCGTACGGCTCGCGGTGGTCCAGGGACCAGCGCTGGCACGCCGTGGTAAGCGGGCAGCGTCGGCACACTGCTTTGGCCGCGGCGGTTTGCTTGTCGCGTTGGGGGCCGCCGCCGACCGGGAAGTGGAGGTCGAGGTAGTCGCGGCACAACGCGCGGGGGTGGCCGGTCGGGGCGTTGGTGGAGGTGTTGGCGGTGTAGCCGGTCATCCCTCACCGCCGGGCGTGTCGAGCAGTGCGCACCGGGCGAGGTAGACCAGGCGTTCGGTGGACAGCCAGTGCAGGGCCGGGTCGGCGCCGAGGATGGTGAGCGCGGCGCGGCGTGCGGCGAGGCGGGTATGGACGGTGTCGGCGCCGGGCGGCGGGACGGGCACGGTGACCAGAACGGCGGGGGCGGTCATGCTGGTACCTGCGTCGGGTACTCCCGGTGCCGCAAGCCAGCGGGGAAGGTGGCGATGTCGTGGTGGGCCTTGCCGCCGAGGACGCTGCCGAGCTGCTTGACGAAGACCTTCACGCCGGCCGCGCGGCAGTCGCGCACGATGCGCTGCGCCCACGCCTCATCCATCGGGCGGGCACCCGGGCCGGACTCACCGCCGACCACGATCCAGTCCAGGCCCCAGTGCGCGCCGGGCTCAACGCCGCAGGTGGGCTCGTGGACGCTCCAGGTGGGTTCGCACGCGCAATTGCCGGGGTCGAAGTAGTGCAGGAACTCGAACTCCACCGGGCCGAGCAGCGGTTCGGCGCTGACCCAGCGGACAGCAGCCGGGGTGGCGAGCAGCAGCGGAATGCGGCTGTCGGCCCACTTCTGGTTCTCCACGGACACGCCGAGATGCACATTCGGCAGGGGGTACTCGGCGTTGCCCCGCTCGAACATGTCGAGCCAGTCGTCGGACCCGAGGAGGCTGCGCATCCGCGCGGGCCGCTTGGTAAGGATCTGGTAGGTGTGCTGCGGCGTCGCGGCCATGACCTCCCACACGCGGGCGATGAACCCGTCCGGGACGTCGTTGTGGAACAGGTCCGCGAGGGAGTTGACGAACACCTTGCGGGGCTTGCGCCAGTGCAGCGGCTTGTCCTGCCGCTCCGGGTGGAGCAGTACGCCCGTGGTGCCGCCGACGCCGTCCTGGTCGAAGCGGCGGTGCGCCACGCGGAACGGCATGGTGCGTTCGATGTAGCAGTTGTCGCAGCCCTCCGAAACCCGCGTGCAGCCGGTTACGACGTTCCAGGTGGTCGAGGTCCACTCGATGCTGCTGTTGTCGCTCATGCGGGCGTCTCCCCCGGTGTGGTGTCGGGCAGGTGGGCGGGCGGCCACGGTGACGGGACAGCCGAGGTCGGCAGGTACAGCGGATGCCGCGGGGCGCCGGATCTGGTGACGCCGAGGGCTTGCAGCGCGGTCATGCCGGACAGGGCCAGGACAGCGGCTACGCGGTCAGGGCGGGCGTTCCCACCCCACGCGGCGATCAGTGGCCAACCACGGTCCTGCGCGCGTTGAGCAGCGCGGGTCAGGGCGGCGTCGTTCTCCGGGCCGACCGGATCGGCGGCCGTCCACAGGTCACGCGGGTACGGCGACCGGTAGGCGTACAGGTTCAGGACCCGCAGCGCCGACGCGCCCCACGCTCGGGCGAAGCCGATGCAGCGGCGGATGGTGTTGTCGTCCACTTCGGCGTCGGCCCTGGACGGGTTGAGCATGACGAAGCAGACGACGGGGCCGGTGTCGGCCCAACGGCGGATGAGGCTGTACCGGTACCGGTGGTCGGCGGAGATGACGGCCGCCCGGTACATGCCGGTGGCGCCGGGGAACAGGGCGGGTGTGGTCACGGGGTCACCTCCGGGTCGGGCAGGTGGACGGTGGCGGCGCCCGGTACGCGGGCAGGCCGGACCGGGCGGATCGGTGCTCGACCGGACCCGGAGCAGTTCATGAGCCGGTCGGTGGCGTGGTTGTGGCGGTACACCAGCCCACGCTTGGTCAGGCGGTGCTGCTGGCCGCAGCCGTGACAGTCGCCGTACAGCGGGCCGGTCACGCTGCACCGCCGGAAGCGGGCAGGCCCAGCAGGGCGCGGCAGGTCAGGTCGTTCTTCGGTGAGCCGACCCCGTGCGGTAGGCCGAGGGCGTCGCAGCAGGACGGGCACCGGTCGGCGCCCATGCGGTCACCGACGCCGGGAACCCAGCAGTTACCGAGCCGGCCGCATGCCAGCCGCGCGGACGCTTGGCCGTCATCAACTATTGCGGTGACCGTGTCGTCGTCGGTACCGGCCCACAGTCCGTGCATGTGCTGGAAGTCGCCGCCGACCACCAGCCAGTGGGTGCGGATGATGTCGCGGGCTTCGTCCGCGGTGACGGCGGTCATGACGCCACCTTCAGCGGCCCGTAGTAGCCGTCGCTGGCCTGCGCGTACCGGCCGCAGCCGCAGTTGCCGTCAGGGCCGCCGTTGCAGCAGTAGGTGAGGTTCCCGGTCCCGGTTTCGTGGTGGCTGCTGACGGGGTGGCCGCAGGTGCACAGCGGCGGGTGCCAGGGCATCGGCTGGCGGCAGGAAGCGCAGCGCGGGCGGGGCAGGGTGGCGGTCGTCGAGGCGCCTTGGCCGGGGCCTGCGGGGACCTGCGGGAGTTCGGTGACGGGCTCTGCCGGGCTGGCGTGGCCGACCGGTCGGCGGGTCACCGTGCCACCGCCGATCCCTGGCCGGCGTCCAGCCACGACCGCAGCTGGACAGCGAAGTCCTCGTCAGCGCCGGGGTGTCCCGTGATGACGGCGTCCTCCGCGCGGATCTGCGCGGCCCGGACCTCGCAGTCCTGCGACCAGCGTTCGAACCGGTGCACGCCGTACATGGCGGCCGGGAGGGTGGCAGCGGTGAGAGCGAAGGCGAGGATCATGCCGCACGCTCCGGAGTTGCAGACCGAGCGGCGACCTCAGTTATCAGGGTCTTGTACTCAGTCTCACCCGGCGGCCCCGCGACGGGCCTCAGGTACAACTGGTCGCCGACGGTCCACCAGTAGATGACCTCGATCGGCAGCGCGGTGGCTGTGAAGCCGCCCGTGCCGAGGTCGAGCAGTTCAGCGGCGCCGGTCACCGCCTCGGACCATTCGGAGATCATGCAGGTGTTGGCGTGGTCGTTGTCTGGCGTGCCGTCGTGGGGGTCTACGACGCGGCGGCAGCGTGGCCGGTCCATCAGGTCGTAGGTGGTCCAGTCGGTGCCGTCGTGGGGGCAGTTCACGGTGAGGTAGATCCCGGCTGATTCGAGTTCGACGTTGAGGCTGTGGCCGTCGCGGATCGGCTCAGCGCCGGTTGGCTGCTTCGGCGCGGTCATGCCGCACCGTCCGGCGCGTCCACCCAGTCGGTGACCGTGGTCGTCACCGTGCGGGACTGCACCACACCGGTACCGGAGTCAGCGACAGCCCGGCGGGTGGAGGCTTCGGTGTGGAGCTCGGAGGTCCAGCGGCGGCCGTTGGACAGCAGGACCGCCCATTCGGTGCGGGTGGTGGTGTCGCTCATGCCGCACCGCCCGAGGTCGCGACAGCCCGGTCGACGCCGTGTCGTTCCAGTGCCACCAGGACAGCGCGTGCACCCCACGCGGGGATCGACTCGCTGTAGTCGCTCTTGCCCCCAGCCGTCGGGTGACCCCGCTTTACGAACGCGCCCGGGTCGGAGATGGCTAGGCGGATCAGCTTCTCCAGCTCGGCGTCTTTGGGTGGTGCGGTCTCCAGCAGGTCCGGCCCGCCGTGCTCGTGCAGCAGATGTAGCGCGGCGCGGCCGGCGGAGTGGCGGCGAACCTGGCGGCGTACGCGCTCCCCGAGCTGGTACTGCTCGATGACGGGCGCGCCGCCGTTCAGGAGGTGCGCCAGTCGGGACACGTCGTGGGTGCCGGTGGCAACAATCACCACGACCGGGTCAGGCGGGAATCCGTCGTCGTTCTGCTTGTCGTAGGCGGCGCTCTGGTAGCTCATCGGTGTCTCCGTGGTGCTCGTCTTTGCGTGTCGGGTGGTCTGTGGTGGGGTGGTGGCGCGACCCGCAGGTTGCGGCGTCTTCCCCAGCCGAATAAGGAAGGGACGGGGCCGCGCCACCACGTCAGGGGTCGAGCTCGCTGGGGGCGAGGCTGCCGTGGCGCCAAACCGTTTCGAGTGCGCCCCACTGGCGGCTACCGGGCTCGCGAACCATCACCTGTACTTGCGTAATCCCGCCGTACTGGACCGCCTGCCGTGCCTGGGCTTCCGCCTCCCGATACGCAGCGGCCTTGCTGCTGGTGATGTCCAGCGGGAACGGTGACTGCCGCCAGACCTGTACGCGGTACGCCGGACGCTTGCTGACACCCCTCATGTCGCCTCTCCCCCGTCCGGGGCGGCACACCGGCCGCCACCGTCATCCAGCAGGAACCAGGCCGGCTCGACCTGCCACGATCCGATCGTCAGCAACACGCTGACCTCTGCGGGGTTGTGGCCGCGGTGAACCTTCCAGCCGAACGTCCACCGGTCCGGATGCGACTCGCACATCTCGTGGCACCACAGGCACAGGTGCAGAAGGTTCGCTGGCGAGTGGATCGCCGCGTCGCGACTGGACCCGCCGGCCTGCCGGGCCTTGCGGTGGTGGAACTGCGAGGCCGGGTGTGACGCGCAGCCCTCGCAGTTGCCTCCGGACCGTTCCGCGACCTTTGCCTGAGCGGCAGCCAGGGCGCGCTGTGAAGCAGCCAGCCGGGGTGTGGCGCGGCGGCGGATGTTGGTGCGGGACAGGGTCATCGCGGCGCCTCCAACTCGGGCAGCACCGACGCGGGAAGCGCCAGCCGGCCGGCCTTCCACTCGGCCTCGATCAGCACGCCGGAACCCTTCGCGGGGACCACACGCACGATCGGGTCGCCGAGCTCTACGACGATGCCGGGGACTTCGTCGCCGGTCGCCGGGTCCACGGGCATGCCGGCTTCCTTCGCCGCGTCCAGCAGCGCCGTCTGGTACGCCGGTCGTATCGCTGGCTCGGCTACGACCTCGGTGGGGTGGTTGGCCTGGACCCAGCGCAGCAACGCCCGGGGGTCGGTGATGCGGGCGCGGAGTGCGCCGGCGGTGATCTGCACCCCGCCGACCGGCTGTCCGTCGACCTTCCAGGCGGTGCGGTCGCCCTCGTCGCCGAGTTCGGCGTACCGGGACCGCAGCGCCAGGTCGGCCGTCTTCACGCGCTTGACGAGTTCGGCCAGCACCAGCAGGTCCCGGGCCACGTCCTTGAGTTCGCTCACGGCCGGATCACCCCCGCCAGGCCGGCTTCCGCGCGGAGGTTCGCCGACAGGGTCTGCATGGCGTTGATCTCGGCCCGCAGGTTGTGCGCATATTCGCGTTGGGCTTTCACCTGCATGTCGATGACGGCCTTGCGGGTGGCGAGGTCGGTCGGGTTGCCGTCCAGGTACGTCTCGGCCAGCACGCCGGTCGCCTCGGCCTTGCGCCGGTCCTCCGAGCGTTGCTCGGAAGCGGCGACCGCGGCGGCGAAGCGGAGTTCGTACGCCAGCGAGACGCGCTGCTGCTCGGCGAGCAGGCCCTGCAGCTCGTGCTCGTGCTGCCGTTCCAGTTCGCGGGTCAGGTCGTGGATGCGCTGGTTGGTCTCCTGCAACGTCAGCGGCGGGGCCGGTGGCTGCGCCCACGGGCTGGTGCTCATGCGGCGGCCCCCTCGCCGGCTGCTTCTTCCTTCTCCCGGGCGGCGTCCAGCAGCCGGTCCTGGAGGAACAGCGTCAGCGCCTCGACGTTGGTCTCCGTGCGGATGTCTCGGCCGCCGTACTGCTTGGCGTATCCCTGCGCGACCGTGGCGGCGTTCCAACCGAGTTCACCGCAGAGCTTGAGGAGTTCGGCCCGGATCTTGTCCGGCTCCGACTGCGACGGCTCCTGGGACTCCTCGCCGACATCCGCTGGCGGAGCGTCTTCGGAGTCGCCCATCGACACCTGCCGGGGGACGTTGGCCTCGACGTCCCCGTCCGGCGCGCTATCTCCCGGCCTGACCAGGGTCCGCCTAACCAGCGCCTCGGTCTGGCCCTTGTTGTACAGCGACAGACCGAACTGATCCCCGAGGTCGATGGCGCAGCGCTTCAGTGCGTATGACACAGCGTTCTTCGCGGCGAAGTCGTGCGCGTCGCCATAAGTGGGCAGGTTCGGGCTGGTGCCGGTGCCGACGTCTTCGGACACCTTGACCACCGCACCGGAGGGGTCGCGGATGGTGAGGCGCATCCGGCACAGGTAGGTGACCGCGGGGACCTGCCGCTCCGGCCTGCTGCCCTTGGCGGGCAGTGTGATCGCGGTGTCGCGGACGCAGCGCAATTCCAGAACCTCCTTGTCCCAGCCCTCGAACCCGAAGATCCGGGTCAGGTGGGCGCGGATGTCCTGCTGCGCGACGTGAGTCTGGCCCTCGGCCTGGAGTACACGGTTCGGGTTGATGGCCCGGAGGAGCTGGTCAACCTGCTCACGGGAGAAGCTCACGTCAGATCTCCCGTCAGGTTGAAGTCGCTGCCCGTGTCCCCGCCGTGGAGTAGCGCGTCCCATGTCACGGCCAAACCTGCGAGGGCAGCGAGGACAGCGGCTGCGATGGCGGCGAGGAGAGCACGCTTCACAGGGCACCGCCGGTGCGGACGCGGACGTAGCCGCGCGTGGCTGCCTCGTAGTACGCCCGTCGCGCCTGGTACTCGGGGCCGGGGACGTACACGGTCGCCCACAGGTGGTGGGCTTCCTCGGCGGTCATCTCGCGGGCCTGCGGGCACTGCTTGCCGGGGTCGGCAAGGCTGCCGCTCATTCGCTCGATGTGCCGGCCGTCGTCCAGGACGTAGGCGGCGGCGCAGTCTTCACTGGTCCAGTCGGGTCGGCGGACCCAGCCGGTGCAGCGGGTCATCAAGTCGGTCCACGTCTCGGTCACGCCGTACCGCCGAGGAAAACGCGGGCCACAGCGAGGGCGTGGTTGAAGCAGACACACGAATAGGCGCTACTCATCGCGGTGAACGCCTCGTCATTGACGACACTCTCCAGCCAGTCAGCGACGGCCAGGGCCACGGCGGGATCCCAAGCGGCGAAGTGCTCGGCCATCTCCCGGTGCAGCCCTTGGGCGACGAGCGACCCCTCGTCCAACGCCACAACCTCGGACCGTCCGCCCTCAAAGGTCGCGTGGTCCGCGAACCAGTGCATCCCTGGCAGTTCGTCGGTGCCGGTGATGACCGCCTCGGCCAGCTCGCGCATCTGTGCGGCCGCTGCCCGCAATTCCTCGGCCGACGTCATGCCGCACGCTCCTGTTGCCAGATCCGGCCGACGCACGCGCCGATCTCCCGGGCCAGCGGACGGTCAGTGCCGCGCAGGAGGCCGGCGTGGTGGATGGCCTGCCGGGTGGTGAGGATCAGCGGCGGGGCGTAGCCCTCACCGGACAGGTGGACGGTGCCGGCCTGAGGCCACACCGCTACGGCGCGGGTCACGGCTGGCTCCCGACGAACCGGCAGGTCCCGTCGCAGTACTGCGGGTCTTCCGGGTCGGAGCCGAGGTGCCCCGGGCAGGTCAGTTCCTGCACACCGGAGGCGATGACCACGACCTCGCGGACGGTCCGGCCGGTGATCTCCACCAGCGTCCCCTCCTGGGGACTCAGCGCGAGGTCCCAACCGGCGTAGACCGGCGCCGGGATGACGACCTTCACGGCGGCCGGGTCAGAGTCCTCGATCTCAGCGTTCCGGTCGACCAGGACCAGCTCGACGTACGCCGCTCCGGCCCGGTTGGCGCGGGCGTCGACGTGGTGGATGTAGCCGGTGACGGTGACGGGCTGGTCGTCGGGTGCCGCGTTGACGATGCCGGAGACCGTGGTGAGGTCGGACTGCGGCGGGGTATCCGCTGCACCTGCCAGCAGGCGGTACACGTCGTCCAGCGCGTGAGCCTTTCCCCGCTCGTACTCGTCCTCGATCGCGTGGGGCCGGTAGACGCACTGGTCGTGCCCGACTTTGGCAGCCTCCCGGACTCGCTGTACCGCAGCCTCAGCGGCGGCAGCGCGGGCCCGTAGGGAAGCGATGTCCGATCGGTATACCTCGATGGCAGCGGCCGCGCTGTCGTAGGCGTCGCGGAAGGTTGTGGCTGCACTGACGACGGCGAGCGCATCCGGGTTGTACGTAGCGTCAGGGGCGGTGATCAGTTGGCCGTGGTAGTCGAGGTCCGCGCGGGCTTCGTTGATCGCGACCATGAGGATCGGCGCGGTGGTCGGCTCAGGCATCGTCGCCCCCGTACGTAAGGTGATCCAGCGCCCACGCCAGACCGCTGTACCGGTCGGCGATCTCTTGGCGGACGCGCGGGGAGGCGGCCCACAGGTCGGCGACTCGGGCGGCGTCGTGCAGTCGCTGCACCGCGCCGTCCAGGTCGACTGGAGGCAGTTGCACGCGCTCGGCGGTCGGCTCAGGCATCGGGAGTACCGCCCTCGGTGTCCTCGTCGGTGAACACCTCGAAGTCGCCCGAGTAGCACTGGGCGCCGCAGTCCGGGCCGGTGCAGGTGAAGGTCTCCTGCGAGGCGGCCATGCCGAGGTCGATACGCAGTGGCTGGCCGGGCTCGTAGTCGGTGAACAGGGTGGTGCCGGCGGTCGCGGGCTCACCGCAGACCGGGCAGTCCACGACGAACTCGACTCGCTTGCCGGCCGCGGTCATGGCGTCGTAGGCGTTCAGTAACGCCAAGACCGTGGCGAGGTCGAACATCATCAGGTCGCTGGCGCCTTGCGGGGTCCAGCGGTTGACCTTCGTGCGAATCTCCTCGATGCGCGCTTGGTCCAGTTCGTCGGGGCCCGTGGCGTCCTGCGTGGTGCGGCTCATGGGTGCTCCTGGGGAAGTCATCGGGTGGCCAGGTAGATCACGGTGGCGAGGATGAACGCGCCGATCAGCGCCGCGTTGAGGACGGCACGCAGACCGTTGGGGGTCATCAGATGTCCCCTGCCGGTAGGCGACAGCAGGACCCGTCGCGGACGTGCTCACGGCGGACGGTCGCAGTGAAGGCGTCGCGGGCGACCTGCATGGCCCGCGCCATCGCTTCCGGGTTCGGGTCCGGGCCGGGCGGCAGCGGTGGGAGGTTGTACTCGTCGGCGTACCGCTGGATCTCGTCGGCGGTCAGTGGCTCCATCACGCCGCTCCCCTCCGGGTCACCGTTACCGGACGCGTGGCGGCAGCAGCGGCGGCCGCGCGCCGGAGGTCGGCGATCAGGTCGACCAGGGCGGCAGCCTCAGGCTTGGTGATGCCGTGTCCGCCGTGGGCTTGGTCATTCAGTACGACCTCGGCTTCGGTCTGCTCCTGCGCGGTGAAGGCGGCATAGTCAGCGAGGATGCGGGCGGCCTTGGTGGTCTTCGGTGTCGTGGCCATCACGCTGCCCCCGGTCCAGTCGGAGCGCCGAGCGCGGCGGCGAGGTTGCAGAACAGGTTCGCCTCAGCGGCGCCGCGGGCGTCGATGTTGAACTGCTCGTCGTTGCTGATGTCGAGGTCGCCGACGATCTCCGCCCACAGGTACGACTCCAGGTCGAGCGCGGGGGCGATGTAGGCGAGCAGGCGGCGCATCTCGTCGCGGCCCTGCTCGGTGGCGGTCCAGTCGGTGGCAAGTTTCGCCAGCGCCAGCAGCGCGCCCTCGCGGGTCCGGAAGGTGGCGCGGGGGGCGAGGGCGGCGCGGATGTCGGCCACGTCACCGGGGTCGACCGCGAGGGCGTCGCGGCGTGTCGGGTCGGTGGCCGCGTCGAGCATCAGGCGTAGGCCCATGACGAGGCGGGCGTCACCGGAGCGGATCCGCCGGCGCCGGGCCGGCTTGGTGTCCAGGATCGGGACGAGGTGGAGGGTCATGACGCCACTGCCAGCACGCTGTCGGCGGCCCGGTGCAGCGCAGCAACGACCTGCCCGGCCGGGTTCGGGCCGGCGAGCTGGTCGTTCCAGTCGAGGACCGCGTTGAACTCGCCGTTGAACTCGCCGTCGGGCTCGATGGTCAGTCCGACGCTGCGGGCGAACAGTGCCAGCGTGGCGTACTGCGCGTCACCGCGGACGCCGTTCCGGCCAGCGGCGGCGCAGATTGCGAGAGCGGCGCAGGTGCGGCCAGTGTCGGGCTCGTCCGGCGACACCCGGCCCTGCCACAGACCGACCTCGGTGATGCGGTCGGCGGCGGAGCGGAGGATGACGGCGGTCAGTTCCGGGTCGAGCACGGGGGCGGTCACATCGCACCACCCGTCGCGCGGTACTGGTCGGTGAGGGTGCCGCTGTTCAGGAGCAGGTTCGCGGTTGTCGCGTTGAGGCCGAAGCCGACGTCCTGGATGGCGGCGACCGCGTCCTCGTGGCTGGTGCGGCCGGCGACGTAGTCGGCGCGGGTGGCCTCGATGATGTGCAGCGCGGCGTTCACGAGGCACCACCGATCTGGTTCAGGTGCTCGGAGAGTTCGACGGGGGCCAGCGGGCCGCCGGGCGGGATGGGTGCGGCGTGCTCGGCGGCAGCGGCCAACTCGGCGGCGAGGATCGCGACCTGGCTGGCGATGAGGTACTGGACGCCCGCGGCACGGTCGCGTCGGCGGATGCGGTGGCGGGCGGTCATCGGGCACCCGCCGGGTGGTGCTTGCCAGCCAGCGCGGACAGCCACTCCGGGAACTCGGCCCGGCTGAGTGAGTCGTCAGTCCGCTGCTCGCCAGCCGAGCCGTCCTTGCGGCACAGCCATCCGTACAGGGAGGCACTGACCTGCCAGTCGTTGCCCGACAGCGGTCGCCGGTAGGCCAGGACGACGTGGAACGGCTGGAACATGCGGCCCGGCACCCGGCTGTAGCGCATCGGTACCGTCGGGGCGCCGGTCAGGTCGAGCGCGACCGTGTACGCGGTCGGGGTGGCTCTGATCGGCGTGCTCATGACGTCACCGCGAACAGCTTCGAGGCCCGCCCGGTGGCTGCCCGGAGTGCGGCCACGACGGCGTCCTGGGAGGCCTTGTCCTCCCACGCCGCGATGGCCGGCAGGCTCATCTCGTCGGGGTCGATGCCGAGGTGCTGCATCAGGGCGATCTCGGCGGCGCGCTCAACCGGTCGGGCGTAGCGCGGCGAGCAGATGGAGCGGGCGGACTGGGAGATCGCGGCGACGACGGAGATGCCGGTGTTGCGTCCGCGCCACAGGCCCTGGGTCTGGATGGCTTCGGCGGCGGAGGTGAGTACCTGCGGGATGGCGTCGAGCGGGTTGGTGTGGGACGGGTCCCGCGTGATGTTGTGACGCTTGTCCGTTAGAATCCTGTTCACTGAAGCTCCTTCAGCAGCTTCTAAGACGGCGCCTCGCGGGACTGGACCCCTGCGGGGCGCCGCACCATGTCTGGGGTCAGGCGGCGTTGTTGTTCTGGCGTGCCTGTGCCGCGAGCAGCGACAGGCGGGACATGTACGCACGGCGGGCGCTGTCGGCAGCTGCGGTTCGCTGCTCCGGAGTCATCACGCCGTCGGGGTCGACCTGCTGCTCGAAGCGGGCGAGCGATGCCCGGCGGGCTGGCTCGGTCCGCGCGGCACGGTCGGCGGTCTTGGCCCACGAGGAGTGGGCGCCGATGCGGCCCGCGAGGGAGCGTTGCTCTGGTGTCGCGGGCATCACGCGACTCGCTCGGGTTGAGATGCGTCGGTCAGCAACCGGTCGTACTCGACGTCCAGTGCCCGCGCGAGGCGGTAGAGGACCACTTCGGATGCCTGGGCCCGACCGCCCTCGATGTTGTTCAGGCTCTTGGCCGTTAGCTCCACCATGTCGGCAAGGCCGCCGAGGCGAAGGCCGCGCTCCTTGCGAAGCTGGCGGATCACCGCGCCGTTCTGTCGTGTGGACATGAGTGGAACTTAGTGGAACTTAGAGGTAACCGTCAACCCTGTTCACGCTGTGGTGTGAGGAAGATAAGGGAACTTAGGTCCGAGACGGTGTCTCGTGTGGACAAACCGGCCACAGAATCGTGATGCTTGGTCATCGTGAGATCAGGCGCTGTGGACGAAGGGCGCCGCGTGCAGGTTGGACAGTGGCTGCGGCAACGTCGCGACGAGCTTGGGGTCACGCGGGACAGGCTGGCCAAGGTCCTGGAGATCGACCCGACGTCGGTCACCAATGCGGAGACGGGCAAGCGGGTCCCGCGGTTCAAGACTCCTTGGGAAGATGCCCTCCGCCTGGTGCGTGGCAGCCTCGCGCGTGCATACCTGGACGGGACACCACTGCAACCGCTCGCCGAAGAGGCTGCCGACCATGTACCGCTGTCCAGTCACACGCGGATGATCGCGACACCTTCAGGCGCCGAAGTGTCGGTAACGGTTGTCGCTACAGCGCGGCCCTCGTGGATGGACGACCTGACGGACGACGAGCTGTTGCTCCTGCTGCGTGACGAGGTTCGGTCAGGCTCCGTCGACCGGCCGCAGGCCGAGAAGTAGCTCAGCGAGGGCCATCTGAAGTGCCTCTGCGACCTGCGTTGAACAGGAGTGATCGACCTCGATTACGACGATGCCGTGCTCGCTGTCTTGGATCAACGCGACTGGCCCGCCACCTAAGGGGACGGGCGTTCGCCTAACCTCGATCGGTCCCCGTGACCGCGCCATCTCTACCCGGGCCCCTCTCCCGTCGAACGTACGTTCGCGTGGCCCCCGATCCTGCCACCTGCGGACTCTATGGTGCACCCCGGACATAGATCATGTGGCGTTCGTGTTGCAGCCACCCTTGTGGGTTAGCCCGTTGTGGACTATGGCTACCTCTAGGTCATTACGCCCCGCTATTTCGTGGCAGGCCATTCGGCCGACGGACACCCAACCTGGGTAATCAGGTCAGCCGATCGAGGATTCCGAGCCGGTCTGCTTCATCACGTGCGCGGGCGGCCCTCGTAGAGTCGGCATAGCGGGTCACCATCGACCGTGACCGCCAGCCCGCGATAGCCATCAAGTGCCCCTCGCTGCCACCCTTGTCCAGCCACAGATGGGCGAACAGGTGCCGCAGCTGGTGTGGGTGCAGCCCGTCCAAGCCTGCGGCCTCACCACGGCGGCGGACCATCTGATAGATGCCGTTGGCCTTCATCGGTGGGCGGTTCTTGACGGCCAGCCATAACTCAGGCCGGCCGGCCATGCGGTGCTTCGCGCGGATCCGCAGGTACCGATCTAACGCGAGCGCGGTCTGCCGGCCGTACCGCAGCGTGCGGGCCCGCCGCCCTTTGCCGAGAACCTCGACCTCGCGATGATCCAAGTCCAGGTGTTCGACCTCGATACCGGCGATCTCGGCGCGTCTCATTCCGGTGTCGACCAATAGGGAAAAGATCGCCAGGTCCCGGCGGCTCTCGAAATCCGTGCCGGCGAGCCCGCGCACGAGCTTTGCAACAACGTCTGAGGCCGGTACGTCGACCGGCTGTTCAGGGACTTCGGGCGGGGCCACGCCGGTCATTGGGTCCCGTCTGATCTCACCCTCGGCCAGCAGCCATTTGAACCACTGCACCAAGCCGCGGTACCGCTGGTGCGTGGTCGACGGGGCATGTGTGGTCAGCTGCTCCTGCAGAAACAGATGTACGTCTGCCGTTACAACGTGCTCCCACCCGTCGCCCCTACCTCGCGCACCGAGATGTGCGGCGAGCAGCCGGGCGGCGGTCCCATACGCCTCGATGGTCTTTGGCGCCTTGTTCGCGGCCGCGAGGTAGAGGGTCCAGGAGCGGATGAGCGGGTCGTAGGTGCTGTCCACAGTCGGACTGTAGGCCGACGATCTTCCTGAGGTTATGGTGTCGCTGACCGCTGTACGACGTAACTTGCTCGGCCCGTCCGGGTGACGCACGCGTGTATCCGCAGGTCAACGACGTGCTGGTGGGCGCGGCTGGGTTCGAACCAGCGACCCCCTGCTTGTAAGGCATCTCACTACTGACCGCTGTACGAACCAGCGTATGCGCAGGTGCCCCCGACCGCGTGTACGAAAAGTATGGTGTGGATAACGGATCATGCCCCAGGGTCACTCGTTCGGGCGGGGTGATGCCCGTATGCCGGTCGCGGCCAGCGTTTGCCCCCCACACTGCCCCCGGGTTTGCACAACGTCGAGGGGGCCCAAGCATGGCCATGCCACCACCACCCGGTTACGGGTGGCCACCACCACAGCCGCTGCAACCGAAGAAGCGGCACATCGTCCGGAACGTCTTGCTCAGTACGCTCGGCGTGTTTGTGTTGCTGATCGTGATCGCCGCGATCGTCGGCGGCGGCGAGACGAGAAACCCGGCCGCCGGCGGGCAGCCCGTGACCAACGTGCCAGCCGGGTCGCCAGCCACCACCAGCAAGGCCACCGCTGCAGCGCCGAAGAAGCCGACACCGGCCACCACGGTCGGCCGCGGCTACGGCTCGGAGGACGCCAGCGCGGACGTGAAGCTCACCAGCTGCGCCGACACGGGCGGCTACGGGCTGGTCTCCGGCAAGCTCGCGATCGTGAACCACAGCCCGGGCCGCAGCGACTACTTCATCGACGTGACGTTCCTCGACGCGGCCGGCACGAACATCGGTAGTGGCTTCGCGTCGGCTTCGGCGGTGGAGGGCGGCCAGCGCGCAACCGCCGACCTGGTCGGGTCGGTCTCCGGCAAGCTCGCCACCTGCAAGGTCATCACGGTCCAGCGCACAGCCAGCTAGCGCGCCTCACGCCAAAGCGGCCCCACCCTCCAAGCCTGAGGGTGGGGCCGCGTCCACGTGGGTGGGTCAGGCGCCGAGCGAGATCGCCACAATCCCTAGATCCACCTCGCGCTCCTTGACGATGCCGCGGTGGGAGACCTGCACCCCGTAGTACCCGCGCCCGGAAGGCACCTCTGACCGGAACTGGAACTCGCAGGAGAACTGGTCACCGGACCCAGGCTCCAGATGCGTGATGGCCAGCGTGGCACCGGAGTCGTCGGTGATGACGACCTGTGCGCCTTCGGTGATGTCGGAGTACCCGCCGCTGCCCTGGCAGCTACCGCCGCCGAGACTGTCCAGTTCGCCGCTGCCGTGGCCGGAGACCTTCAGGGTGCCGACCAGACTCACGGTCGCCGGCTTGGTGGAACTGGTGGGCGGCGGCTTGGCGCCGCCCTGGTGATGCGGCAGGAAGTAGCCGACGAGGCCGCCGGCGACGAGCGCTACCGCGACGGCGACCCCGGCGAGCCAGAGAGGACTGCGCGGCGGGATGGGTTGGGCGGGTGTCGGCCACGGGCGGGCCGGATCCGGTGGTGTGGCTGTGTGGTCGTAGTCCATCGGGACTCCCCCTTGATGTGCGGAGGGGATCATCCCGGGATCTGGGTGGTGCACGTGTCGTGTCGAGACCAGTTCGCCCGAACGAGTCAGACCATGTCGTCCTGCTGACGCTCAGCTTCCCACTGTGCCCGGCCGGCGTCACTGGCGATGGCTCGCAGGGGGCCGAACTGCTGGATCACGGCCTCTGACGAGATGCCTTCGGGCTTCTTGTCCGTGGTCAGTAGGCGACCGACAGACTCGCCGCTCATCTTCCCTATCAGCCGGGCTTGGTTGACGACGGCCTTGCGGGCGTCGGTGGCCTGCTTGACGGCCTCATGGGCAGCCGCGATCGCGGTGGTCCAGTCCTCTGCGTAAGCGGCGGCTTTCGCCTGCTCGATCAGCTCTCGCACGCGCTCAAGGCTCCTTACCCACTGTGGGGATCCCGGCGCGCTCATGCCGGAATCCTAGCGTCGCTTGACACCCTGCGGAAAAGTTAGCATGCTAAGCACAACTTAGTCACTACCGAGGGGCACCAGACATGCCACGCACCGCAGGCTGCATCACCGACATCGTCACCGCCTACCGCCTGCTCGCCGCCGCCCCCGGTGACGCAGTCCCCCTCACTGAGATCCGCAGCCACCGCAAGGTCAGCCGCTACACCCAGGACCAGGTGTCCGCGTCCCTGATCGAGCTGTGGAAGCAGTCGCCGGCGCACGTGTACCTCCTTCGCGAGATGAACCAGAAGACGCTCACGAAGGCCGACCACGCGGCAGCAGTGGTGCTCGGCGACACCCCGAAGCACAAGCTGGCGATCCAGTGACCCGGCAGACCTACGTCGCGTTCGACGGCGCCAGGCTGCACACCCGCATCAGCGCCGCAGACGCCAGCGCCTACGAGCGAGTCGGCTTCTACGGCGCCACCACCGAGCAGGTCGCCGCCGACTCCTCGCAGGGCTGGAACTGGCAGGTGCGCTCCGTGCTCGGCCCGTGGGTGCTGGTCACCAAGCCGATGGCCGACTGGGCGCGCGGCCAGGGCCAGCGCGTCCGCCAGGTCCGTCGGCGGGGACTACTCCGCCGCGCTGCCTGATCCACCCACCACACGACGAAGGAGGACACGGTGAGCAAAACCTGGGCCCAGATGACCCCGCGCGAACGGTCAGCCGCCGCAGCCGCAGACGCCCATCACCGCCGTAAGCGGCTCAAGGGCGGCCAGCACGCCACCACTCGTGGCCAGATGCGGGCCGTGATCCGGCAGGTCGCCGCCAAGCGCGGCCGATTCTCGCCCCGCTGACCTGCCACAACCACGACGTCGACAGGAGGAGGACACAGTGAGCCGCTGGACCACCGCCGGCCACTGGCTGCGAGCCAGCATCAAGCAGGCGCCCCTCGCCGCCGTGCTGGCCGCTGGCGCCGCGCTCACCGCCGTCGGCATGTACTCCGTCGCCGTCGCCTGCGGGTGGCCGCCCTACCTCGCGTGGCTCCACAGCCTCGCCGCTGACGGCCTCGGTGCTGTCGCCATCCGGGCCGCGATCAACCTCAAAGGCTGGTCCCGCACCTACGCCGTGCTGGTCTGCATCGCGAGCACCGGCATGTCCGCCGCCGTGCAGGCCATGCACCTACGGACCGGCGCCGGGTTGACCGGCCCGCCCAGCCCGAACCTGCGGACCGCCATCGGCTTCTGGCCGGCCCCGGCCGCGCTGCTGGGCGCGCACCTGCACCACCTGACCACCCGCTCGGCCAAGAAGCTCGCGGCTGTCGAGGATCCTGCCCTCGACACCGCTCCCGGGCAGGGGCAGCTGACGACAGTCGGGTCCCCGGCTGTCCCTGCCCCCCTCGAAGACGTCGACCGGGGTGTTGACTCCCCGCGCCCTGGTCGGCCCGAAACGGACACGGCTGTGACGGCCCCACCTCCGGCCGTGTCCACCGGGCGGGGGGCCGACGGCGCCCCGACAGTGCTCCCCGCCCGGGCCCTAGACCACGGCCATGGACCAGTGGGCCACACCAGTGGACCGGTGGACCACGAGGTGGGCCATGGCCCACCGGTGGACCGGACCATGGTGGACCACGTGGACCAGGGGCCACAGGGCCACGGTGGACCAGCCGGTGGACCACTGGACCAGGCCAAGGGGCCACGGCCCATGGGCCAGCCGGTGGACCTGGACCAGCTCACCGAGGACCAGTTGGTGGACCACTACCTCACCGGCGATGAGCCCGCGCTGACCCAGGACCAGTTGGCCCAGCGGCTCAAGGTGAGCCGGACCACGGCCAAGCGCCGGGTCCGCACCGCCCGGCAGGCCGCAGCCCACCAGAACCTGCGGGTGGTCCGGTGAACGTCCTGTTCGGGATCGCCGCGGTGGCCACTCCCCTGCTCGCGTCCCAGTACCTCGGCAACGGCGGCTTCATCGCCTTCCCGCTCGCCGCTCTCCTGCTTCTCGCGTGCGCGCTACGCGCCCGCAGGCGCACCCGCGCACAGGCACGTGACGAGCGCGTGCCGCAGGCGTACGAGCGCGTGGCGGACATGGGAGCGCCCGCCCGTCCACGCGACGAGCGCGGGAGCGGGCGAGCGCGAACGTGGGCACTGTGCGTGATGGGCGTGGCCGCTGGCCTGGGTGCGCTGGTGTGGGCGCTGGGCCTGCTGGTGACCGGGCTCGGGCTGGGCCTGCTGATTGCCGCCTCGATCTTCTTCCTACACACCCGGCGACGCGTCGCCGAGTTCAGAGTAATCCCTTTGTCAACCCCCCTGGATCGGAACGTCTGGCTGGACGAGTTGCCCGGTCGGGTTGCGGATGCTGTGGACGCTGCTCGCCTCGTGCGTGGGCACGCGGACGCGGCGGGCGCATACGCAGCGGAGTCGGGGGAGGGGGCGGCATGAGCCGCTTCACGCGCCCGCCCGCGGCCGGGCAGACACGTTCCCGCGCGCGCGGGGGGACAGGGGAGTCACCGTGGCCGGACCGCGTACGGCTCGTGGGCGCGCCCGTGCCCGCGGGGGAGTCCGGCGCGACGCTGACGCTCGACCTCACCGACGCCCGCGTCCGCCCGCAGGACGTGATCAAGTCGGAGGAGACGTGGCTGCGGCAGCTGGGCGCGGACACGATCGCGTGGGAGCCGATCGACACCCGGACCCTGAAGGCCCACGTGTACCTGACCCATCCACTGGCCCGGGTCATTGACTGGCGTGAACTGGCCCCGGTCCAGGGGGTCAAGGACCACGCCCCGATGGGGGTCACCGCGATACCGGGCCAGCAGGCCACCTTCTGGTGGAGGGGGTCGCAGCTGGTCACGGGGGCCAGTGGGTCAGGTAAGACGATGACCCTGCGGTCCATGCTCCGTGGCCTAGTGGTCCAGCAGGTCCCGGTCCGGGTGACCCTCGCCGACAACAAGGGCGACTTCGTGGACTGGTCCACGTCCCTGGGGGTGGACCAGTACGCGAGGGACCACGGCGACTGCGTGGACCTCGTGGACCACTTCGGGGACCGCATGGACCAGCGGTACGCCGACCGCGAGTCGTGGCCCATCGAGGACTACGCGTTGACCCCCCGGCCGTGGGAGCCGCTGGAAGTCCTGATCGTCGGCGAGGGTCTGACCCTGCTCGGTCGGGGGACGCAGGCGCAGCAGCGGACGGCTACCCGGCGCGTGAAGGAAGTCGCGCAGACCGGCCGGGAGGCGGCGTGCGTGCTGTGGCTGGTGACGCAGACCTCCACCAAGGACGAGTCGGCGGCGTTGGCCGCGGTCCGCGACTTCTTCCCGGGCCGCATCCTGCACCGCGTCCCGAACGCGTCAATGATCACGCCCGCGCTGGGGGTGGGCGCCGATGCCGGCGCCGCCGCGCACCGCATCCCGATGGCGCTGGAAGGGGTCGGCTACTACCTCGACCCGCTGACCGGCTGGCCGGTGATGTTCCGGGGCGCGTACCTGCCCCGGTCCGAGCAAGCCCACCTGAGCGCCCAGCTGGGGCTGACGTACAGCCAAGACCTGGTGCGCCAACACGAATACGACCGCGCCCTGCGACTGGGCGCGGATCCGGACCGGACCGCCTGGTCCGCGAACAGGGGAGGAACCCCATGAACACCATCACCGCCATGCCCCCGCAGGAGCGCCGCGACTTCTGGCGGCCCAGTTCCCCGGCGCAGTGGGCGTACGCCGCCGGCTCCGCCATCCTGGCCGCGGGCTTCGTCCTGGCCACTCCGGGTATCCCGTCCCAGGGTCTCGGCCTGTACGTGATCACCCTGGCCGCCGCCGCGTTCGTGATCGGCGGACTCATCGAGAGCGACAGCCGCGCCGTACTCACCGCGTTCATCGGCGCCATCGCCGGCTGCTACGTGGTGACCTCCAGCGTCCACCAGACCGCCACTCACGAGCGGCTGACCTTCCAGTTCCTCGCCATCGCCGGCGTGGTCCTGCTGGTCGGCTCGGTGTTCAGCCGACGCCAGGCCCGGGCCGGCCGGTGAGGCGTCGCCGGCGGAGGGCTGGCATCTCGTGACCAAGGCGGTCAAGAAGGTGGCCAAGGCCGCCGGGGTCCTGCTGGTCGGCCTGTTCATCGCATACGCCGCGGTCGAACGTCCGGACAGCTTCAAGGGCGCCGTCGTCGGGTTCGTCGCAGATGTCGGTGGGGCCGCCGTGAACGTGTGGCATTGGGTCGGTCAGTACTTCTGATGACAGGGAAGGGGGAGTCATGACGGTCGGAGAACTGGACGCCAGCACCCGCAAGGCCGGGATCATCGTGCTGCGTGTCGCGGCGATCGGCTCGGCGGTGGCTGTGGTCGCCGCGGTCCGGCCGCTGAACGTCAGCATCCAGAAGATGTGGGCGGCTCTGCACAACTGGGCTGGGCCGCTCGCCGACAAGCTCGGGCATACCCGTCACGCGGGTAAGCCGATCCGGGTCCGTGACGCGGGCGCCGGGTGGATGGTCAGCAACCAGCATGTCCAGTTGGGTGCCGCGATCGCGGGTGCCGTGCTGGTGGTGTGGGTGGTGTTGGCGGTGAACAAGGTCCGCCGGCGGGACCCGCTGGCTGTGGTCGAGGGCCGTCGTAACTGGGCGGGGATCTCGGCGGCCATCGTGGTTGTGGCGGCGCTGGTGGTGTTCGGCGCGCTGCAGGTCGAGCCGGGCCGGGCGGCCGTGGCGTTGTTGTTGCGCGGACTGGCTGGGCTCGGTGATTGGGCGCAGCGGTTCACGGCGTACCTGATGACCGGCAAGCCGGGCATGCTGTCGCGGCTGGTCGGCTGATGAACCGGCTACGCGAGGGCATCCGTCGTCTCGCCGGGCTGACCGGCGGCCTCAACTACAAGAAGCTCGGGCTGTTCGCCGCCATCGCCGTGGTCATGTACTACGTGGTCACGGAACCGAACGAGTCAGCGAATCTCGTTCAGGACGCTTTCGGTGGCGTCGGTGATGCTGCCGGCGCACTGGCCGAGTTCCTGCGGAGCCTGGTCCGATGAGGTACCGCGCCGTGGCCGGGCTGGCGGTGGCGTCCCTGCTGGTCACCACCCCAGCCGGCCGCGACGCCGTGGCCTCCGTCATCCACAGCACCCGGACGGTCTCCGGCCTCCAGGACTGCACCGCCTGTCACAGCACCGGCAGCCAGGACCAGCGGGTCGTCACCGTAGCCCGCCGGTACCTCGGGGTGCCGTACGTGTGGGGCGGGGAGACCCGGGCCGGCATGGACTGCTCCGGGTTCACCCAGCGCGTGTACCGGGACCTCGGGGTGCAGCTGCCGCGTACGGCCGCCGAGCAGCAGCACGCCGGCACAGCAGTCCACGGCGGGATCAAGAACGCGCGGCCGGGGGACCTGCTGTTCTGGGTGTACCCGGACGGCGGGCACCACGTCGCGATCTACGAGGGCGGCGGCCGGCTGATCGAAGCACCGCAGGCCGGCGTGCCTGTGTCTGAACGCAAGGTGTACAGCGGCGTGATAGCCATCCGCCGCATACCGATCAAGGGGGAGAAGTGAGAAAGATCCTGCTGGCCGTGCTCGCCGGACTCGGTGTGCTGATAGCCGGCTGCACAGCGACGACGACCGCCGAGCAGAGTTCGTCCGGCCCATCAACCAGCACGAACCCGCCTCTGGCCTCACCAACGTTGATCGATGGGCCAGCATCCAGGGTGCTGTTCTCCATGGAGCCCGGAGAGACCGCCTGGTTCGGTCCGGAGGTCTTCTATCAGACGATCGACCAGGGCAAGACCGTGTGTCGATTGGACAGCTCCGCTGGGATCGTGGCGACCGGCCCGAGCAACCCGGGCCTCTTGGGCAGCGCGGGGGCACACCCAGTGCGCGTCCGCCTTCTCCCGAGTAGGGGTTGGCCGGTATGGATGGTGTCCGGGCGGTTTGAACTGGCAGACGGGCACGAGCTGCTAGCGGGGCACGAACTGCGGTTCGTGAGCCTGAGTGCCGACGACGAGCCTCACTACCCGCACGGCTGTCCGCGATGAGTACCCGCCTACTGCTGGCCACGGTCGCCACATTCGGCGTACTGGCGGCTGGCTGCACGAACGCGGCGGCGGATGCGGCGGGGCAAGCGAGCCCGGCGCTGGCCTCACCGACACCATCATCACCGTCATCGTGCTCACCGACCAGATATGACCATGGCAAGTCGTGCGCCGAGATCAGCGACTTCGACAACTGGTTCAAGGTCGGCTGGGTCGACGTCAGCGGCCATGTGCCGTTCAAGCAGTCGCCAGACGGGCAGGCGTGCGAGGTGCCCTGGCTCCTGGTCGCCGAAGGTCCCCCTGACTTGGCTGACTTTACCGACACCACCGTGTTCACCGTGACCCCGGTGTACGAGAAGTACCGGTGGGGTGAGCACCGCGAACACGAGGACGTGCAACAGTCCGGAGTCGCATTCACTGGTGCGGACAACATCAAGTACATCGCACACTTCGACTCCAACGGAACGCTCTGGCATTTCGCACGTGGCAGTTCGCTGGTATTCCGCCCTTGCCCAGCATGGGCGCAGGGCTAATCGCCGCTGAATAGCGGCACCACCACTCCCACTGAATGGATCGAAGGGGATAGCTGTGTACAAAATCCTGGCCGCTCTCGGCATCGTCGGAGGGTCGGCGTTGCTCGTCGGCTACGGCCTCGACCAGAAGCCTGGCACTCAGGGCCTCGCGGTCGCGGGGGTCGCTGCGATCATCGTCGGCGTACTCGCTGCGCTGGTGTCGCGCGACGCGAAGCGGAGTGTCCGGTGACGGCGGCCGTCCAGGCAGCCGCCGCCGGGACGCACGCGCTGATCGCGGTAGCCGTGATCGTGCTCGGCCTGCTGGCCGGCTTCGCGGCGAGGCGCTGATGCCCTCGGTCAGCGAGCGGGTCGCGGCGAAGGCTCCGCTGCCAGCCCGGCCCGTGCCTACGGTCGCCGAGAAGGCGGGGATGTTCGACCAGCCCCGGCTCACCATCATGGGTGGCCTCGCGCTGCTGGCCCTCGCGGATTACGGGGCTGTCCGTACCGGCATCGTCAACGGGGCACCCGACGGGAATCCGTCGTACGCCGCCGCCGCGTTCGTGATGACGGTCGCGCTGTGGGCGCTGCTGCCCGGCTACTCGCCGGAGCGACGCGCGGTGTCGCGTGGTGCGCGGGCGGTCATGTACCTCGCGCTCCTCGCCGTCCACGGCATCGCCGCGGTGATGGCGTTCGTGCCTCGCCGTAACCCGACCGCGATGGTGGTGGTCGACTCGGCCGGTACGACGCTGGCACTGGTTGTGATGGTGCTGGTCGCGGTGTACGCGTTCTGGTGCCGGGCGTGCCCGCTGGCCAAGGGGTCCTGATGGCGCGTCGTGGCGGGTGGATCCCGAGTAAGCCGTGGATCGCACTGGCGGCGGTGTTGGCCATTGGCGGCCCGGCCGCGATGCCGCAGCTCGCCGGGCACCTAGGCAAGTCGGGCACCGGCCACGGCGTACGGGTACCGCAGGTCATCCAGGACCGGCTCCCGTCGCTGCCCAGCGGCAGCACGAAGGGCGGTAAGTACGCACCGGGGGTGTGCCACCCCAACGACGAGACGCCGGCCAGCGACGCACAGATCGACCGGTGGATCACCGCGGCCGGCGTGCTGCTGCACCGCCCGTACTCCGCGACCGAACGCCGCATCGTGCACATCGCGATCAACCACGAGTCCGGCGGCAAGGTCCACGCCATCAACTGCTGGGACCGCAACTACACCGACCTGCACACCCCGTCGATGGGGTTGATGCAGGCCATCGCCCCGACGTACGCAGCGCACGCACCGGCCGGATGCCGCAAGCGCGGCCCGGCGGGGATCTACGACCCGCCCTGCAACATCGCCGCCTGCACGCACTACGCGATCGGCCGGTACGGGTCGATCGAGGCCATCCCCGGCGCTCGCCGTGTCCAGGCCGGCGACGACTACATCGGCTACTGAGTAAGGAGATCGACATGCCCGTCCAGTACGTACAGGTCAACGGCTACGGCTTGGACCACGATCACAAGATCGAGCAGACCTCGAAGCTCGTGGGCGGCGACCGGTACCGGTGCCTCGCCCGGCACTGCGGGGCCGTGTTCGAGCTACAGGAGACGGCGGCGCCCGGCGCCGACCGCCGCGCCCGGGAGAGCCAAGCGAGGGCGGCCGCAACGCGGCTGGCTGCGGCCTTGGTCGCGCAGCGCCGGAAGAGGCAGGCCCGCCTCGCGTTCGTGACGATCCTCGCCGTGGTCGCTGTCCTGCTGTACCTCGGGAGCCGGTGATGGCCGGCGCGGAGATCCTGGTCGGCCACCGGAGTTGCGCCCGGAACCCCAGCCCCGAACACCTCCACCACAACATGAGCATCACCGTCCGACTGGGGAACCGGAGCAGCGAGGTCGACATGTGCGACCTGTGCGGCCAGTGGGTGGTATGCACCCACCAGTGCGCCTACTCGCTGCGGATGCACCACCTTGTCCGCAAAGCACGCGTCCGGGACTCCGTCGCCAAGCAGGCCGAACTCGCCAAGCAACGCGGACGTGACCGCCGGTTCGCCCGGTACGCCGCCGTCTACTTCACCGCGCTCCTCATCTTCGCCGTCGCGCTCTACATCCACAGCCGCCACACCGGGACGCGGTGATGAAGGCCCAGCGTGTCCGGCTGGCCGGGATCCGCTTCCTCGGCCGGGGCCGCTGCCGCCGCGACCTGAAAGCCGGCTACCACCGGCACCAGCGACCCAAGTACCGCAACGTCCACGGCGCCGGCCTGCACGAGACGTTCTGCAAAGCCTGCGGCACGACCGCTGAACTGCGGGCCGCGAGCCCGTCCAGACGTAGACGTCCATAACCCAAACCCAACCTACGGGGGAGACCACCGTGAAGAACATCCTCGACAGACCCACCACCGCACCCGCTGAGCCGGAAGGCCGCCAGCCGAAGAGCCGGCTGCGCGCGCTCGCCACCTTCGCCGCAATGTGCGCCGTGACCGGCACCGTCGGCTACGTCCTGGCCCAGCACAAGACCGCGGACGTTCCCGCGTCCTCGTACATCGGCGTGTACTGCTCCGACGCGCACCCCGGCTTCGCGGCCGTGGAGGCAGACGTCCAGTCCTACACCGGCCAGCCCGTGTCCGCCTCCGTGGTCCTCCGCGACGGCACCGAACTGCGCACCGACACCCGGGACCAGTACGGCTGGCTGGTCGTCGACGAGATCCCGTCCGGCCAGCCCATGACGACCACCGTGACCGCGGGCGGCAAGGTCGTCAGCAGCCAGACCGATCCGGCGCCGACCTGCCTGAAGTAGCCCTGCCCTGCCGCCGGGTACCTGACTACCCGGCGGCACCCACCGCCCATCGAGAGGGGGAGCGGCATGTCCGCCCCGACCACCTGCCCGTTCTGCGACCGCATCAAGGCCGGCGACTACGACCGGCAGTGGTCCGACGCCGTCGCCTTCCAGCCGCCGAACCCCGTCACCGACGGGCACGTGCTCGTCGTCCCGCGCCGGCACGTCGACCATGCCGCCGAGAACCCGATCACCACCGGCGCCGTGATGGTCGCCGCCGCGGAGATGGCCCGGGCGCTCATGCCCTGCAACATCATCACGTCGGTCGGCCCGGAGGCCACGCAGACCGTGAAGCACCTGCATGTCCACGTCGTGCCGCGCCGCCGTGATGACGGACTGACGCTGCCGTGGACCGGCCAAAAGGCGGCGTCATGATCGCCACTGCCCAGTTGTTCGAACGCCCCGCGCCCGGCTGGCAGCGCATGGCAGTGTGCGCCCAGACCGACCCCGAGCTGTGGTATCCGGACGCCGGTCTCGCCGTGGAGGCCCGCCGGATCTGCGCCTCGTGCCCCGTTGCCGCGCAGTGCCTGCAGGACGCTCTCGCTGACACCGGGGACGAGTACGGCATCCGCGCCGGTACAAGCCCACGGCGGTGGGAGACGATCCGCAGTCAGGCCCGCAAGGAAGCCGCACAGGCCGGGCAGATCGACCGGAAGGCGGCGGCGTGATGGTCAACAGCAGATGGGGAGCCGCCCGGCTCCAGGGCGCATACGGCCAGTCTGGATCTGTTTGGTCTGTTTGGTACGTCTGCCCACGCCGGCGCTGCGCGGTCCGGTCTGCGCGGCCTTCCCGTACAGCGTCACCGCCGTGGTGCCGAGTCCACAACGTGGAGATGCGCTTGCCGAAGCGGAGGAACCGTGGCTGACGTACATACTCCGCAAGATGGGCCGGGCACCACTTCCGACCCCCACTACATCGGGCCCGGGAATGCGGATTCTCAGGAGCATGCCGTGGGCACCTCGAGCCCGAACCCCTCCCCACCCACGGGCATAATTCACGTTATCCACGTTGGGGATGGGGAGGGTCCGGTTCGAGCACTGGCCGTGCGCGATGTGCTCGCCGACGACGACCTGCGCGGCGTGATCCTCGCGTGGCTGTTGTCCGTCCAGTCCCCGAACACCCGCAAGGCGTACGCCAACGACCTCGGACTCAGCCTCACCGGCAAGGGGCTCGAGCCACGCGCTGACGATGTTGGTTGGCTGCCGTGGCTCGAGCACGCGGGCTGCCATCTCCTCGAGGCCCGCCGGCGGCACGTTGATGCCTGGTCGGAACACCAGCGCCGCGGCACCGAGGACGTAGCGCCGGCTCGACCCACGACGGTCGCCCGGCGGTTGGCTGCGGTCAGTTCGCTGTACGCCTACCTCGAGGCCGAAGACATCGCCGACCACAACCCCGTCAAGCACGCCACCCGACCTCGAGTGGATCCGGACTTCTCCCCCACAGTCGGCCTTACGAAAGATCAGGTGCAGCAGGTTTGGTATGCGGCCACCCGCGTGGGTAGCCCGCTCGAGGCGGTGCTGCTGTCGTTGATGGTCCACTGCGGCCTGCGCACCTTCGAGGCCGTCGGGGTCGACGTCGAGCACGTGGGCGCCTCGAGCGGCCACCGCATCATCCGGATCACCGGGAAGGGCGGGGAGACGCAGGAGGTGGCGATCCCCCGCCCGACTATCGCGGCGATCGACCGGCTGCTCGAGGCGCGCGCCGCCGCGGCCGGGGTCGACCTCGAGGATCTGACCGGGCCACTGCTGGCTAACCCCGGCGGCCGTCCCCTGAACCACCGGCAGGCTGAGCTCGCGGTGGAGCGGGTTGGCAAACGCGCCGGGCTGCCGGTGCGGCTGACCCCGCACATGCTGCGGCACGCATTCGTGACTCTCGGCCTGGACGCCGGGGTGTCGTTGCGGGACATGCAGGACTCGGCCCGACACAAGGACCCGCGGACCACCCGCCGCTACGACCGGGCGCGCGGCAAGCTCGAGCGCGCCGCCGGCTACAAGCTGGCCGACTACCTCGAGGACTGACTTCCACCTCCGCCGTATCCCAGCCCTGACCGGCGTACCTGACGACGCTTACGAAGGACTGACACCCGTTGACCGCACACGCTTATTCAACGCTGTCCGCTTCCAGTGCCCGGCCGCTGTTATGCCGGTGAGCGGCCCGGTGCTGGTGGCCCTCGCCGCGGTGTCGTGGCTGCTGCAGCGGCGCCGGATCCGCCGGCACCAGCCACCCCGCGAGGCGTGGTGGATGAACCTGTTCGTGGAGGTCGGGTTCGTCTGGTACGCGCTGACCAAACAGGACATGGTCCTGTTGACGTTGGCCGGGCTGTACGCCATGTCGTACCTGGATTACCTGCGGTTGTGGCGTCGCCAGCGGCACGGCGTGGAGCAGTGACGTGCGACCCTGGCCGCATGGAGATCACCCCAGCCCGCGACGACATCCCGCCGTCCCGCGAGGACGTCACCGCGGATCTGCGGGTCCGGGCCGGGCAACTCCTCCAGGCCGCCGAAGCCCTCGCCGCTGACCGGGATGCCCTCGGCGAGCAGCCTGTGCAGGCCGAGGCGCTGGGCAGGGTCGTCACCCACCTGACGTGGTGCATCGAGCAGATGGCCGCCGTGGTGGATGGGTTGGAGGCCGCGGGGTGGCCGGTGGCCCGGACGTGGCAGGAGAAGCACCCGCGCGGCCGGTCCTAGCCGGGTTGCACGATCTGCAATAGGAAGTTGTCCGGGTGCGTTGACACAGCCTGCCCTATCCCGTAAAGTCATCCGTGCGACACAGACAACTTCCAGGGGGTTCCAGTGACCACGATCAGCCAGGACGGCATCACCATCGACATCGACAACACGACGGCCCGCCTCACCATCGACGGGCAGTTCGCCGCCACGATGGACCAGCCGAACTGGAGGCCCGACGCTGCCGAAGGCGACCGGGTATTCGCGGCCATCGCCAACATGACCTCGTACGCCCAGTCGGTACGCCCCAGCGCCGAGTACGTCAACGCGGCTCTGGTCACGGCCAACCTCGCTCGTCTGAATGACTTCCGCAACGCGGTGCGCGGCTACACTGCCGTCCACCCCGCCGAGAGTGTCGTGAATCTGCTGGTTGGCGAGGGCAATGACCGTGCGGACGTGGTTGCTGTCATTGACAGCCTGATCGACGCAGGCCTGTCCGTCACCGACGACACCGCGACCGGCGACCGCTGGATCACCGATGTCGAGGTCGGGCTGCTGCGTGACCAACTGGCGAGCACGACACCATGACGGATGCCGAAACCCTGCTGGACCGGGCGGCTGTTGCTGCCCGGCTCGGCGTCCACCCCGACAGCATCACCCGCTATCGCGGTCGGGGTGACTTCCCCGAACCTGACGCCACGTTCGGCCGCTCCCCCGCATGGCTGCCGGAGACCATCGACGCATGGCAGGCCAACCGCCCCGGACGTACCGGGCGACCGAGGAAGGATGCGTCACTGTGATCAGACGGTCGAGTAAGGACATCGCCACGGAGCGCGTTCTGGCATTCTGCGAGCCGGTTCACGCCCGGCCGATGGGTCAAGAGCACATCCGCGAGGTAGGCCCGGAGGGGTTCAAGTACGGCGGCGGTATCCCCGTTGCTGCGTTGTGCGGTTTCAACGTCGTTATGGGTTGGGACATGCAACGTCCGGTTACTCCCGAGGCCGTCAAGACGCTCGCCGCACCTCGGGCTGGTGACGGCCATGTATGGCTATGCGGTGGCTGCGCCAGCGAGGCTCTGCTGCTACTGGACCGCGCAGACGCGAAGTCTTGACCTTCCCCTGAACGCACGAAACGCGCCTCCCCCACCAGCCCGTAGGCCAGTGAGGGAGGCGCTTCCATGCCCGACCAGGACCACCCGACGGCACCGACCGGGCAGGACAGAGGGTCAGTGCACGACGAGGTATTCGGCCAAGTCGCCAGGAGCCACATCGCCAGGAGCTACGTCAGGGAACAGGTCGACGCCAGCCTCCCGATAACTCCAGGCGGCCAGCTCCGAACAGATCAAGCTGTCATCCGGGTGATCCTTCGACCGCTTCCCGCGTAGGTGCATCCCGAAGTGCCGTAGGACGAACCCGGCGATGCTCGGCCAGTCGTAGGGCTTCCCGACCTCGGTGAACGCGGTGCCGGCGATGTGGTCGCGTTGCGCGTCGGTGAGCGGCACGTTTGACCACACCCACGACCCGACGGTGCTGGTGCGGGTCCGGACACCCTCGGGCATGGCCTCCACGATCTGGATCTGCCCGCCGGCCGCGTCCCCGACTGCGATGCAGGCATGACCCCACCGGCTCAGGGTGCCGACCCGGACGAGGAACATGGCCAGTCCGGAGCCGGCCTGCAACCCGAAGTCGCCGTGTAGCGGCGACCCGGGCGCGGAGGAATGCGCGAGCGGCTCAGACACCGGGCGCGAGGCTCGCGGAGTCCCGGTTGGCCACGAACTTGGCGACCAGGCCCTTGATCAGCGACAGGACTGCGGCGATGGCGGCGAGCCCGGCGGCCTGCAACGCGGAGGTGTCGCGGATGTGGGCGATGTCGAACCAGCCGCCGGTGACCAGCGTGCCGAGGAACGTGATCACGAACGTCGAGGCGACTCGCTCGACCAGGTCGCGGATGTAGGTGGCCTTGGTTTTGATTGGTGAGGCCATGGTCATGCCTTCCGGGTGGTGGTGCGGGGTTGATCGGTGGATACGGTGCGGCGGGCGAACAGGCGCAGGCCCATCAGGACTCCAGCCGCTTACCGAGGACGTTCGCGAGCTGCGGGGCCAGCGCGGCGGCGAGCCGGTCGTAGTCGAGCGCGGCCGCGACCGCCGCCGGGTCGACGGGGGTTCCCCCGCCGCCGGTCTGGAGGGTGTCGAGGCGGGCGTTCACCGCGGCGATCTGCGCGAGGAGCGACACGTCCCGGGCGGCGTCCGCCGCGTCGCGGGTCGCGTCGAGGACGGCGTCGGCTTTCTCCTCTGCGCGGACTCGCTGAATGTTGTCTGGGTGCCCGTCGCCGTGGGTGGGGGTGTCGACGCGTTCGTCGCCCCAGATGATGATGCCGAGGCCGTCGCCGACGGCCTGGAATTTGGCGTCGAAGTAGGCTTTCACGTCTGGGTCGAGCATGATGTCTCCCCGCTGTATGGTCGGCCATTGGCCGTAGTCGTCGTTCAGGGTGGTGTTCCGGTCGCATTGGATGCCGCCGACGGTGACGTAGCCGATCTGCTGCAGCAGGTGCGCTTTCGCGGAGACGCGGCCGCCGGACCAGGCGCGGGTCTGCCAGCCCCACGCGGCGTGCCCGGGGACCGCGGCGTCGATGACGTCGGCTTCCCCGTACACGCCGGTGCGGTTCCTGCCGAGGACTGTTGCGGCGCCGTCGAGGCACGCCAGGACAACAGCCATCTGCGTGGTGACGTCCTCGTCACAGGCGAAGTACACGCACCGGACACCGACCCCGCAGTTCGCGGCGTCGGCCAGCACGGCGCGAGCGGCAGCGATCCCCGCCGCCGCTCCCCCGCGCATCCACCCGGCGCTGTCTTCGTAGACGAGCGCGACGGGGATACCAGCGGCGGTCATGGCTTGCGCTTCGGCGCGGGTCAGGTTCTTCCCGCGGCCGGGGGTGCCGGTGTAGCGGACCACGCCGGCGTACCCGGCCGCCTTCACTGCGGCGGGCGCCGGGTAGCCGGATGAGTAGTCGAGGACTTCCATGGATCTCCTGAGTGGTGCCGCTATCTGCGCGAGTCGCTGCGGGGTCACGGCAACCTGCCAGTGCTGGGGGTCCTACGGCGTCGTCCAGGCGCCGCCCCATTCCAATCCGAGGGATGCGGCGATGCCGGGGCACGCGGCGACGGGGCGAGTGGTGCGGGATTGCGGATCGGCTGGCCGGGTGGCCAGCATCGGGTTCGCTGCGGTGTCCAGGTCGATCGCGGTGCCCCACGCGTGGTCGGACCACTCCGACAGGGCGGCCCGCTGCAGCCACTGCGCCTCGGTGAGTCCCTGGGCTCGGTACTTCGCCTCGGCGGACCGCTTCAGCCGGCGCGCGTAACCCCACTCGTCCAGCAGCGGATCCGGGCCCTGCCACCCGGCGGTCCGCAACCGGCGGACCAGAGCGACGGCGACTACAGCTACGTCGTCGTTGCGGACTCGCACGACATGACCGGGCCACAGCTGCGCACCGGTCATGTCGGCGTCGGTGAGGACGTGCGGGTCACCCCAGCCGAGGTCGGCGGGAGAGGTCACTGCTCCCCGGTGCTGAGCCTCGCCGCGCGGGTCTCGGCCTCCACCGCCTGCTGCTGCGCCAACCGGTCCATGAGGATCGCCTGCAGCTCGGTGATGCGGGCCTCGGTCGTTTCGATCGTCGCCACGTCCTGCTCGGATGGAGCGCGACCAGCAGCGTGGTCGAGCGCGACAACCTTGCGGAGCATCACCAACGTCACCCTGGTCTGGTCCAGCTCCGACTGCCGGGCGGCCGTCATGTCGCTGTTCACAAGGGTGTGGATCGCATCGAGTTTCTCGTCGGTCTTCGCCGTGGCGGCGGCGACGTGCCTCGCCACCTCATTCGTACGCTTGATGGTCTCCTGCTGGGCCGCGAGGAGCAGTTCGGCGGCCTTGGCTGCTTGCGCGGCTACCTCGTCGTCCCGCGCCCACGTCGCCGCTTGGTCCTTGCGCCGTTCCCGGCCGTTCGCGCGGATCGCGATCCACGGCCCCAGGAACGCGGGGATCGCCACCGTCAAGGCGATCAGAAAAGCGCTCACGCCCCGCCCCCCTTGCCTCGCGGTTCAGTACGGCGCGTCGGTGGTCCAGAGCCGGTCGTGGTCAGCGAGCCAGCGCAGCAGATGCCCGGCGGCCAGCTGGTAGCAGCCGACCTGTTCCCGGGCCGGGTAGGAGTCCTCCGACAGCGCCGGGTTGGCGGTGTTGAGCGGCGCGTACAGGTGCCCGTCGGTGTACCGGGCCTGCTGAATGTCGGCGTCGGCCAGGTGGACATCCGCCCAGTAGCCGGCCGGGCGGTCGCAGAGCGCGTCCCAGCCGAGGACTTGGGCGCAGGTGTCGGGCCACCAGCAGGAGACGGAGCGGCGGACACCCCAGTCCGGTCCGTCGGGATAGGCGACGGGCTGCGGCGGCTCCCCCGGCGTGTAGTAGCTGGTCAGCCGCGCGTACACCCGGTCGGCGTTCCACCCGAACGCCTCCGGCACCGGCTTCCCAGCCAGCCCGAACAGGATCGCGGTATGCCCGAACAGGCCGATGGACTGGGAGTAGTCGGGGTTGACCTTGCCGTGGTTGACCACGTCGTAGCTCTGCTCAACGTTCGATCCGTCCAGCCACTCGGACAGCGGCCGACCGTTCACGACCTGCCCGGAACTCACATCGTCAGGGTGAGAGAACGCGGCCACCGCCAGCTGCACGGCCGCGGTCATCCAGTCGCCGGCGCGCGGGTGGCCGGGCATCATCAGCGCCGCGCACGCCAGCCCGCCGGCGTTCCAGGCGTTCTCCTCAGCACCGGTGTCCCCCGGCGTCAGAACAGTTCCAGCGGCATCACGCAGGTATCGGGGTGGCTGCGCGAGCCGCTGATCGGCCTCGTACTCCACCACCTGCAGCAGCCGCTCCCGGTCGGGTACGGACAGGTACCGCCACTGGATCCAGCCAGTGGTACCGAGGAGCGTCGCCCACCACGCCGACTGCCACTGCCCGCCCCACCCGCCGGTCGTGTACTGCCGGTGCGCGGTGTCGACGGCGATCAGCAGCGAGTTGGCCCGGTTCACCGCGGACAGGTAGCTCGGAAAGCCGGCGAGGGCCGGGTCGTACAGCAGCGTCTGGATGCCGACCGCCTCCAGCATTGCCACCGACGCCGCCCCGCGGATCGGGTGCTCCGCGTTCCCGAACGTCGTCGGCGCCACGTAGGTGGACAGGCCCCACCGCATGGAGTTGTTCGCGACCCGCGCCATGCGGGTGTCGACGTACCGGCTGTTGCGGACCTGCCCGATCATCTCGACGTACGGGATGAGGGTCACGGCAGCAGCACAAACCGGCCGGTGAACACCTCGTCGGAGGTCACCTGGAACCCGTTCCAGCTCACGACCACATGATCGCCTTCGTTGACGACGATGTCGGCCCACAGGTCCCGGTCGGTGGTGATGACGGTGAGCACACCATCGGTTTCGTCGCCGACCGAGTAACTGTTCGGGGTGAGGGGGAATTGATCGGTCAGCAGGTCAACGATGGCGGTGGCGTTGGTGCCGTCGTATTGCAGCGAGGTGGTGCGTTGTACAACGACCTGCGGAGACGGAGGCAAGACGGGGCTCCTAGAGCGGCGCGAGGCGGACGACGGACAGCCATCCGACGTAGTTTTGGGCGCTTCCGACGTTGTGCAGGACGTTGCAGACGAAGGTGTCGCCCGCGGCGAGTGGCCCGCTGTAGTAGGCGACCATGCGGTTTTCTGCGGTGCCGCCGGTCGAGGGGATGCGGAAGTCGCCCGGTACGCCTGTGAGCGCGCTGGTTACGTTGATCTCCGCGAAGTTGCGGTTGGTGGGCTGGGTGGCGCCGGCGGCACGGAAGGTGATGGCATACATGCCGTCCAGGCTGGCGGGGATGGTGATGGTGGTGGATGGAGCGGTGATGTAGCCGCCACTGTCGACGTCTTCGGTGTCCCACGAGATGGCGGTGGCGGCGTTGGTGAGGACCGACTGGTTGGCGACCCGGCGGAGCCGGCACCGGCCATACGCGCCACCGCCGAGGATGATCCACCCGCTGCCGCTGTAGTACCAGTGCGTCGCCGGTGTCGTGGTCCAGCACATTTGCCCGGCGGCCGGGGCGGTGATGGCGGCATCCCGGGCGGCAGTGGTGGCAAATCGTGGCACCACCTGTGAATCCAGTGCAGTCGCCAGCGACTGGACCTGTGACGGTCCGTTCGGGGAGTCGGTGAGCGCCGGGTACGGCAGCGTCGCAATCGGGGTGTTCGCCACCCGGGCCCTCCTATGCGGTGATCTTGCCGAGGACGACGACCTGCTGGCCGCCGGTCAGGACGAGCACCTTGTCGGTGATAGTCGGGGTGTAGCTGGTCAGGTAATGCACACCGGGCAGCGACTGTCCCCGCAAGGTGATGGTCACGGTGGCGGGCGGGCCGGCGGCGGCCGCGGTGACGGTGCCTATCCCCCACGTCTTCGCGCCGGCCAACGCCGACTGCGCCGCCGCGGCGATAGCGCTGGCGAGTGGCGCCGGACCGCTCACGTGCCGGTGGGGCTGTTCGAGCGGGTACGGACCGGCATCGGTGACTCCACGTCCAGAGGGATCGTCACCCCGTCGGTGATGTGGAACTGCTGCCGGCCGTCGGGGAGAAGCACTACGACTACCTCGGAACCCTCCAGCGCCGGATTCGGGACGCTGGTCAGGTCGATGGTCCAGCCGGCAGCCGAGGACCGGGCGAGCAGCGACGTACCAGCTGCGGTACACATCGCATCACTGGTCAGGATCGGGCTCGAAAATCGGCCCGGACGCCGCCCGAACGGCCCTGACCAGTAGGTGCTCGACAGAACGTTCGTGTCGGTGACCAACGCGTAGGACCCGGCGGTTCCGTCGGTGCGCTCCCCCGTTACGACCCACCCGTTGTAGATGACGCCCCGGTCGACGCTGGTGTCCGCCTCGATGAGCACCCCCGCCACGCCGGCATCGATCGTCCACGACGGCGCGGTGGCCGCCGTCGGTATCCGCTTCAACGTCGGGGTGCCGTCGCCTGCGATGAAGAACTCGGCGCCGATCGCGGTAGCGAGGACATCGATGGCGTCGGCGCGGGACCGCTGGTCGTACACCTGCGCTGGGCACGCAGTGGTGTCGCCGGTGAGGTCGTGGAGGCCGGTGACGTGGGACGGCATCGCGTCGAGGATCAGCGCCCGGATCTCCGCGACCACAGTCGACTGCGTCGAGGCCACGGTCGCGGTGAACTCGTCGTCCACGACGTACGCCGACCGGTCCCGGCCGACCACCTGAATACCGGCTGGCCCGTGCTGGCCCGACTTCGAGGTCCGCGCGGAGTCGATGCGGAACCAGCCCAGCGGCACCCACTCGATCACCCCGCCCGGGTACTCCACGCCCCGGGACAGCACCAGCTCGGTGCCGTACGGGGCCAGTAGTGCCTGCGCGGTCGTCGGGTCCAGCGCAGGGTCGGCAATCGTCACCTGACAGGACCGGCGGACCTGTGAACCACAATCGATCGTCACCGACGAACCCTTGTCCAGCGGCAGTCCCGTCGCCTGATACGCCGCCGGGGTCGTCCGGACGCCGCCGCGGTACACGTCGGCGTAGAACACCGGCCGGTGGGAGCGCCGGATCGTCTCCAGGAACTTCTGCGACACCGCGTACACCTCAGACTCCCGGGGCCTGCGTCGCGGGAGCGACCGCGGCGATGAGGTCGTTCCAGGTGGCCTTGAGCCGGATAACGTCGGCCCAGGTGGCGTAGTTGGATACCACGTCGCCCCAGGTGTTCCCCGACGCGGCCGACGACACGTACGCGGGCCGGTCGGTGATGGTCAGCGGCAGCGTCCAGTGCCGCACCGAATTGTCAGCGATTGGTGTAGGTCGGTGCTCGTTCACCGTGCCGACAGTGACGTAGTAGGCGCCCCACCCGTACCCGTCCGGGGTGGACAGTTGCAGGACCCGGCCCGACGACAGGATGTTGAGCATCGCTTGCCGCTCGGCGAACGTCTCGGTGTAGCAGACGACCTCGCCGGTGGGCACGAACCGGCGGCCCGTCGTCACCACCGGGTACGTGCGGCCCGCGACGTAGAAGACGCCCATCGGGAGCTCGCGGGACAGGTCCCCCATCGCGGTGACCTTCAAGACGAAGTTCAGCGTGGGGACGCTCGGGTCTTTCAGCCACGTCTTGTCGCCGCTGGCCAACGTCACCGAGCTGCTGGTGGCCTGCACCGTCGTCTGGTCGGAGGACAGGACTTGGTAGGTGACGGCGAGGTCCATCGGGGCCTCGTAGTCGTAGTCCGACCACGCGCCCGCGGTGAACGTCGCCGGCTCCCCGTTCCGCACCGTGTTCGCGGAGCCGTCAGGGTTGGTGCGCCGGATATAGCCGGTGCCACCGGTCGCGCCGGTGACGGCGAGGCTGATCCGCGAGTTGGCGGTGTCCGCTGTCACGGTGATCGCGGCGACCACCTACACCGCCACCGCTCGCCGACCGTAGGAGACCTGCCGTGCCTGCTGGTGTTCGCGGGCGTCGATGATGCCCTCCACCCTGCCCACCAGCCCATCCCCCAAGTCCAGCGTGCCGGAGATCGTCATAGGCCCGTCGCCGCCACGGGTGGAACCGGCGAGCGTCTCCCACTGCGCGCCGGACAGGACCGGCTCCGGGCGGCCGGTGCCGTTGAACACTGCCGACATGCCGGGCGGGAGGTAGCCGCCCTGGTCGTAGGGCAGGTACGGGCCGCCGTGCTGGACGGATCTGATGCCGGGGATGTTGCTGACGGACCCGTAGCGGCGGATGCCGTAGTTGAGGCCGGCGAACACGTTCGCCAGCGGGTTCGTGCTCACCCCGTAGAGGAACGGCCCTGTGCCGAGGTACGGGCCGGCGTTACCGGCGAACGTCGGCCCGATCACCTGCGCCAATCCGACGGACGGGGTGCCGTGCTGCCAGTTGATGTCGGTGCGGTTGACCGCGGTTGGGTTGCCGCCGGACTCGAACTTGATGAGCTGCAGCACCGGGTTGATCAGCGTTGTGGACTGGCCGAGCTGCGTCAGCGCCTGCCCGGCGACACCGGACCACCGGGAGACTGCCCCGCCGGCGGGGGCCGCGCCGCCGGTCAGGCCAGCCATGACGGCCGGCAGCAGATTGATGGACTTGTCCAGCGCTGCGGCCACCGCGTCGGCGAGCCTGCCCGCCACGGCCCCACCCACGCGGCCGGGGAGGTCCCCGCCGTGACGCAGTTGGGCCTGCATCCGCTCTGCCGGCCCGGACACCAGGCTCTTGCCGCTGACGCCCGGTAGGACGCTGGTCGGACTCGGCAGCAAGCTGAGGAAGTCGCCGACGACGCCGCCGCCGGCGTACGCCCCATTGGTCCCTGGGCGCCGCCGGCTGAACGCGGCGTTGATGCCGAGGATCCAGTCGGCGCCGAGCGCCCTGACCGCCTCCGGAACCAGCACACCCTCACCGGGTGACAGCATCGCCGGGATCGAGTCCACACCAGGCGCGTACCCGGGCAGCACCCCGCCGCCGGCAAGACCGAAGCCCTTGCCCGAGGTCTTCTGCCCGACGTGCTGGATCAGATCGAAGTGGATCCGCTGCGTCGGCGCGAACTTGGAGAAGAAGAAGTTGAACGCGCCGATGAACCCGTTGATGATGTCGATCACGGCGTTCACGCCCGAATAGAACACCTTCTTGATGCCGTCCCAGATCCGTTTCGCCGCAGCGGGGATCGCCTCGATCGGGCCGATGAAATACTTCTGGAAGAACCCGGAGACGTCGGCGAATACCGTCTTGACCGTGGCCCAGCCGGTAGCGAAGACAGTTTTGATGTTGGCCCAGGCGGTCCGCAGCAAAGCGATCAGGCCCAGGATCGGGTCGATGATGTACTTCGCGGTCAGCCTGCCTGCACCGAACGCGGTGTCTCGGACGTACAGCAGTGCTCCGATGACGATGTCACGGAATCGCTCGGACTGCGTCCAGGCATAGAGGAACGCCGCCGCGAGGCCGAAGATGATGATGATGATCGGGCCTAGCTCCAAGTTCAGCAGCGCCTCAAAGAACACCAAGGCCTTGGTGGCCAGGGCCCACAACTTCACGGCCGCCGCGACGGCGATGATGGCAGCAGCGATAGCCCCGAGGAGCGACGGAGGCATCGCGTTGATCACGTCCGCGAGGAGTTTGATCCCGCCGAGGACAAGGCCACCGATCGGCAGCAGCGCGCGACCGATCCGTAGCAGCGCCTCGCCGACCGCCTTGAGCCACTCGATCGCCCTGGGGAGGTTCTCCCGTACCCAGTGCAGGAAGTCCTGGAAGCCACCCGGCTTGTTGGCGTTCTTCCCGAAGGTCGCGAACTTTTCGGACAGGCCCTCGATGCTCCGCAGGACCCCACCGCCGGTCGGCGACAGGGCACGCCCGATCCCGGCGATCCCGGTGATGACGTTCCCGACGACGTGTCCGAACGCGAGGATCGCGGGGCCGGTGAGCCTCGCGAGAGCCGCCAGGGTGTCTTTCCAGAACGGCGACGTCAACGCCTTCTGCGCGTCCTTTTCCAGCTGCACGAACGCGCCGGATGCGGCCTGGACGATGGGTGTCAGCGGCTTAAACAACGACTTGATCAGGTCGAGGCCGCCGAGGATCGCTGGGAACACCGCCGGCTCCAACGCGCTGACCCAGTCCCGGTACGCCTGCCCGAAGTCCCGGAACGCGCCCAAGGCGGCGCGTTCGGTCGGCGTCAAGTCCTTCATCGCCTTGTCGAGCTTGCTGGTTGCGCCGGCCGCCGACTCCTGCGCCGCGGCCGCCGAAGCCTGCGCGGAGGCCAGCCCGAGTTGCGCGCGTACCAGACCTTCCTGAGCCTGGATGTTCCGCTCGGCGTTCTGGAGCTCCACCGACGCCTGCTCGGCGCGGGCCTTCGACAACGCCCGCTGCCTGTCCGCCGCCTCCCGCCGGGCGTCCGCCAGCCTGCGTTCAGCGGCCAGCACCCGATCGGATCCGCTAACCCCAGCCTTGTCGGCGGCCTTCTTGTCCTCGGCGAACCGCTTGACGGCTTGGCCCTGTTCGGCCAGCGCCTGCGTTGCCTCATCCACGGCCAACTGCGCGGCTTCTCGCTGCGCCGCGGTTGAACGCGGGTCACCGAGGACCGCCGTCAGGGTGGCTTGCGCGTCTCGGAGGTTCGCCTGCGCCCGGCGTTGCGCGAGTTGCGCGTCGGCGAGGCTGTTCGCGAGGTCTTCCAGGCCGCGCTTGGCATCTACCCGAGCCTGATTGAGCGCCTTCTGCGCGTCGGCGGCCTGCCGCTGCGCCTGGGCCAGCGACTGTTCAGCGGCGCGTACCTGCTCGGCGGCTTGGGCCTGAGCCTGCGCGTTCTGCCGAGCAGTGACCGCGACGGCCCGCTGCGCGTCGGCGAGTCCCAGTTGCGCGAGGCGGATGCTGTTCGTCGCGGATACCTGCGATGCCGCGGAACGGCCACCGCCCCCGGTGTCGGCGTCCTGCGCCTGCATCGCGGTGTGAATCCGCGACAGACCGGACGCGGCGACAGCACCGAACCCTGCTGCGCCTGCTCCGGCGGCCGCCAAGGGGCCGAGGAGTGACGCGCCGGCCACCGCGATCGGGATCACGATGGGTGCCGCGGTCAACGCGAGCAGCGCCGCCCGGATCACCGCGATACCGATCAACGCCCGCCCGGAGTCGACGTCCGGGCTGATCGTCGGTGACGACGCGCCCAGCCGTGCCGCTTCGGCGCCCGTCGCGGCGAGCTTCGCGTCCGCCGCCCCCGTGTCGGCATCGACCTGGACTGTAGGTGAGTCGTCGGCGATGCGACGGATCTGCGCCGCGAGCTTGTCGAGTTCGACCGACGCTGTGGCGGTGTCGGCGCGGACCTGGATCGACGCGGAGTCGGCGCCGATCTGGTCCAGTTCGGCCTTCAGTCGTTCCAGTTGCGCCAGCGCGGTCGCGTCGTCCACGTCGACACCGATCTTCTGTTTCGACAGATCGGCGAGCTCCGCGCGGATCGCCGCCAGCTTGATGTCGACCAGCGACGAGTCGGCGTTGATCTTTACCGGAGGTAGCGCCTTCAGCGCCGCCTCGACGCGGGTCTTCACCGTCCGCGCGAACGCCCCGCCGTAGGCCTCGCCGGTCTCCGTGCCCTTCTTCTTCGCGACCGGCTCAGTCGCCTTGCTGCCCTTGGTGAAGCCCTCCGGCAGCGCCTTCTCGACCGCTCCCTCGACGTCGTCGGCCCACGTCTTCGCCTGCTTCTTGATCGACTCTCGGACGCCCCGGAAGGAGGGAACGATCTGCAGGAACGCGCGCCCGGCGTCGTAGTCGGCCACGACACCCCCGACCTACGTCGTCGCCTCGATCTCGGACAGGCGCGTGAACTCGGCGTCGGCCTGCGCCCGGTCCGGGAGGACCCGCTCGACCAGCGACAGGTGCGCTGCGGCGCGCTGCCGCTCACGCACCTGGTCGGCGGCCACCCGTGGCCGCGGTGACGGGATGAGCTTCGGCGGTCTGGACCCGGCCGCCGCGATCGTCGCGGCGATCAGAGTCGACAGTTTGTCGCTGATCTCGGCGAGCGCTGCCCGCTCCGATGTCCACTCGCTCACCCGCGGCCCAGTTGCCCCGTCGGGCTGCGGGTGGGCGAGGACCGCCACCGCCAAGTCCTCATCGGCCGCCAGCGCCTCGGCGTACGCCGAGTGGGCCGGCAGGTGGTCAATCAGGTTGAGTAGCCGGCGCCAGCGTCGGGACCGCCACTCGCGGGCCAGGTCGACGCCGCGGACCGCCAAGTCGTATTCGATCGCCTCGCCGTACCGGGTCAGGACGCCGGCGAGGCGACCGCTTCCCCCGGGCTCGGCAGACCGTAGTGCTCCATGTACGACTGCATCAGCTTGTTCATCTTCCAGCCGGGCAGCGTCGCGTCGAAGAACGTCTTGTGGTCGTCCGGCGGGATGATCAGCCGGAAGAACACGTGCGGGTCCCGGATCGCGGCCATCAGCTTCTGCCAGTCCACCTCGGCCGGGTCGGACAGCAGCAGCCGCTCGCCTGCGAGGACGACGACGAACGGTTCGGGGGTGCCGCCCTCCCGCTCCAGGGTGTCGAGGTTCAGCGAGACGGGCGCCGGCTTGTCCTGCTGCGCGGCGGCCGGTCGGCGGCCGCTACTTGCCGCCACCGCTGGCCCCCTTCTCCGGCGCCGCGGCGGCCTTCTCCGCCTTCGCGGTCTTGACCGGCTTCCAGCCCTCAGCCTGGTACTGCACCTCGTCGGCGGGGGTATGCGCCCACACCTGCGCACCAGACTCCGGGTGCTCGAACAGGCCGAGGACCGGCACGTCGTTGCCGTCGGCGTCCTTCGGGACGTCCGCAGTGGTAGCCATCTGATCTCCTGGTCGAGTGGACGGTTAGGCCGGGGCGGCGAAGCCCATGTTGCCCGCGGTGATCAACGCCTTCCAGCCGAGGCCGCCGTAGAACATCTTCTCGGAGTAGCCGAGCGTCGCATCGGGGTACGCGGTGAAGGTGATGTCGTACTTCAGCTCCTCGCCGTCCTGGTAGGTCTGCGTGCCGAGCGACGTCACCGACACGTACGGGTTGTACCGGGCGATGTAGATCTCGCCGCTGGTGTTCGAGTCCACGCCGAGCGTCAGTAGGCGGTAGAACCTGTTCAGCGGCCGCAGCGGCTTCGCGATCGCCACCTCCCCCGACGCCAATGTCGGCACCGCCGTCGTCGCGTCCAAGCCCATGTACAGACCCAGGACCGAGGCCTTGGTTTCCTGGCACACGACGTGGATGGTGACCACATCCGAGGTGATGTCCCGGCGGGTCGGGTCGGTGGCACCCCAGGACGTCGTCTCGCTGGCGTCCACCGCGCGGTCGAAGCTTGTGCCGTCCTTCGTGGCGTACCCGAGGTCGGTGAACCCGACGGGGAGAGCCGCGATCAGCGAATCGGTGCCCGTCAGCGCTGTGATCGACGTCGCCGTTGACGGCGCGACGAAGACGCTGCCCTGCAGGGCCTTGCGGATCAACTCCGAGTGCCGCACCGCGACGCCCGAGTAGGCAACACCGACCATGACCTGATCTCACTTCCTGTTGTCGATTTACGGCCACGGCCGCCGGGATTCGAGCTGATAGGTCGCGTGGAACATGCGGACCTCAGGGTCCGGCCAGGCGAGTTCGACGGGGCCTGCGAGCAACTGCGTCCTGTCCACCACCACCGGCCGGCCGCCGGAGGTCACCGTCAACGGTCCGCGGACCGACAGGCGTTGCCGGATGTCCTCGATCAACGCCTCCCCCACGGCACGGGTCGCGGCGAACACCTCGACGTCTACCCGGGCTCGGTCGGTGACCTGATCGTCGGAACCGCCGACCCGGCGGATCCGGATGAACTCCAACTGGTCCTGCAGGTCCGCCGGGGTGCGGGTGCCGGTGTTGCCGAGGTCGGCGAGCAAGTCGCACAGGACCAGCTCGATGTCCGGGTATCCGGACGGCGTGGTGTCCGTGGGGATGGTGACCGGCTGCGCGGTGTTCGTGGTGAGCGCCTGCCCGACCGTCCGGGCCTTCCGCCGCGTGAGCGCGGTCGCTGTCTCGGTGGACGGTGCCTGCCCCACCGAGCGGACTTTCGTCACAGTGACGGTACTGCCGGATTCGGTGGCGGTCGCCTGCCCGAGCGGCCGGGTCTTTCTGGCCGTGATCTGGCCGGCCGTGTCCGTCTCGGCGGCCTGCCCAACTGTGATTGTCTGTCCTGATTGGACGTTGACGTCGACCCAGTAGTTTGCGGAGCTGAACTGGTTCGTCGGGAACGCCAGCGATCCGCCGACGACGAAGCTGCCCTGGTCCCCGCCCGTCGCTGCCGCCGAATCCGGGGCGACCAGCGGGCCGTGCGTGATGCCGCCGGCGCCTGCCCCGGAGTCCCAGTAGTGGCCGTCGGCTGAGTAGTTCGTCGGGAAGTTGCAGACCGCCCGGTATCGCTGGTTGGCGGTGAGCGCGACCGGCGCGGTGAAGGTGGCTGTCTGCCAGCCGGTGCCGGACAGGGTGAACGTGATGTCGGCGCCGGCTAGCGGCGTGCCAGAGCTGGCGTCGGTGACGGAGTAGATCTGCGCGGTGACCGGCCCGAGGATCGACGTGTCCGCCCTCCAGAACCGCAGCCCGGTCGCGCTGAGACCTGGGTCGGTGACGTAGAACTCGACCGCGAGGTTCACGCCGCCGTCGACGGTGGCCGAGCCGGGACCGGACGTCGCCGGCCAGATCTGGTACAGCGTCACCGACCGCCCGCCCTCCGGCTAGCCTGCTCGCAGGGTCAGGCGGCGCGGGCGAACCCCGCCGCGGCGATCTGCACCGTCACGTCCGTGCCATCCGTGGTCAGCGTGCAGTCGTGGTACGTCAGCGGTATCACGGTGCTGTCGGTGCCGCCGGTGGTGTCCGGGTCGTAGCAGACCAGCATCTTGGCGATGGTGTTGTTGCTGGCGCCGCCGAGTGCGGTCCACGTCAGGTCCGGCATGTCGATGTCGACCTTGTTGCCGGTGTCGTCCACCGTCACCGTGATGCTCGCGGTGACGGTCTTGCGGACGTAGTTGGTGGCGTCGGCCTCGTCGTTCGCGGCGGCGAGCAGCGCGGCGAGGTCGTCGTAGTTGTTGAGGGTGTCGTCGGCTTCCAGGCCGGTCGCCTTCAGCAGCACCACGATCAGCGCGTCGTTCGCGGCGGGTAGGCCTGCGTAGTAGGCGATCTTCCCTTTGGCGATGTTCATCACACCGTCGGCCATGCCCGCTCCCTCAGGGTCGCAGCTCAGTCAGGTGATCCAGGGTCCGGCCGAGCACCCGATGCGCCTTCGGCGCCGGATCGGTGGCGCCTCGGCCGTAGCCCCACTCGACCGCTGCCGCGTAGCCGGCGGTGTTGATGAGCGTCGCCGCAGCGCGGGGTGAGCCGGAGAACTCGATGGTGTCCGCTCGCACCTCAAACGAGCGGACATAGTTGCCGGACCGGCGCGGCGCAATCTCCTCGGCGTACGCCCTTCCGATCTCGGCGACCGTCGCCAGCACCCCACGGATATCCGGGCCGACCAGGACAGCGGACATGCCGGCCCGGTCGAACTCCACCCGAGCGGAAGCCATCAGCCCGTCACCTTCCTCAGATGCGCCTCGACCAGCGCCGCCGAGGTGAACGGTGACCGGCGGGGCGTCGGCTCGCCGACTACCTCCCACGTCCCGTCGTCGGTGACGACCCGGTCGGTGGCGCGGATATCGGCCCCGGCCGGTGCTACGAGCGTCGCCGGGGCGACCACGGTGTCCGCGTGGTCGGTGTCCTCGGTGCCCTCGTTGACCCACACCACGCACCCTGGCAGCGCGGTCTCGACTGGATCTCCGACCGGGTCGCCGAACCTGTTCTCCGCCGCCGGCCGGACCACCGTGACCGTGACGGTGCTGCCGAACGGGATCGTCACGCCGACGGCCAGAACGGCGAATGCAACCGATCCGGACGAGCCCACGACGGGATCACCGTCTTGTCCCACACCGCCAACGCCACCGAGCCGGCGCCGACACTCGCCGCACCCGTCACAACCACCGCAGCCGCGGTCAGCGCGGCGAGGTCGGACTCGGACAGGTACAGCGCACCGGAGTCGTCCCGGTCGTAGGTCACCGACGCCGGCCCGAGCGTTTGCTGCGTCACGCCTTCCGGGTTCCGAAGGACCCGCTGCACCATGTTCACGCTGACCGTCAATGGCACCTTGGCGTCGAGGGTTCCAGCGGTCAGTCGCGCCGGCACCGATGGGACCGCGGCGCGGATCAGCACCGCGGCCCGGTCGAGGAGCACCGTGGCGCGCGCCTGCTCGTCAGCGGTCAGCGTCCGCCACCCGGCGGCCACATCGCTGGCAGTTGCATACGCGACCACGGTGCCCCGCCTCCGCTACTTCGTCCGGTGCGGGTTACGGGAGACGTACGCGGCGTCGTGGGCGTCCGCATCCGTCTCCGGCGTTGGCTTCCCGGATGTCACGCCGTCCACGGTGTAGTGCTCATTCGGCGTGCTGTCGATCTCGACGCCGAAGAAGCCCTTCGCCGTGGCCTCGTCCATCGCGGCCTGCACCTCATCGGACCCCGGGCCGGGCGCATCAGCCGCCCCGTGTGTCTGGCCCTGGGCCGACAGCCGGTCACGCTCGACGTCCTCGGCGGACTTCGCCGCCGGCTTACCTGCGCGGTCTGCCATCTCGATCCTCCTGCTCAGACGTAGTTCGCGGCGATGGTGACTTGCAGCAGCCCACCGGGGTCGGCGATGCCGGTCCCGATGTGCGTGGACTGCCACTGCAGGACTTCGCCGGCGGCGACCTGAAGGTTCGCCGCAACACCCAGCGTGATCGCCTTCGGGACGTTCGCCACGGTGTTCACGGCGGAGTCGAACTGCAGGGTCGCGATCACCGTGGTGCCCGTACCGGCGGTGCCCTTGTTGACCAGGGACACGCTGCGGGTGTTGGTGTTCGCGCCAGTGATGGCGGTGACTGTCGCGTATGTCACCGCCGACACGGTGCCCGCGCGGGGGCACTGGTAGACGTTCGTGTTGAGGTCGTTCCCGACCGTGGATACCGGCTGCACCGGGACCTGGTGGGCGTTTGCGAATGGTGCGGTCATGCGGGGGTTCCTCCTCGGCGTTCAGCCGATCGTTGAGCGATTGGCGGTTACGGGACGAGGAGGCTGCCGACCGGGTACCGGCTGGCCTCGGTGGGCTGGTCGTTGTTGATCGTGTTCGCCACCTGCCAGCCGATCCGGAACGTCAACCGGATCGCGGTCATGTCCTGCTGCGGCAAGTTGTACACGATTGCCCCGGTATTGTCCTGGATGACGGCCTGGTCGAGGATCTTCATGGTGATGTCCTGCCGGACGCCGACCACGAACTGGGACCAGTCCCCGCCGAACAGCCGCGGCGACCCTGAGGCGGTCGGCCAGAGGCCACGCATCGGGTAGACGATCGGGTACCCGTCCAGGGTGGTGATCGCCCCGTCCGCGCGGCCCACGTCGAGCTTGCGGCCCTGCGAGTCGCGGGCGGTGCGGATCTTCGCCTTCGCCGACGTCGCGCCGACCCAGCCTGACACGTCGTAGCCGTCGGCCTCGACCTTGCCGTACAGGATGTCGACGTCGCCGTAGTAGCCGCCGGCGGCCGCGGCGGAGCCCTCGGTGGTGTTGTTCGAGGCGGACGTGACCGCGGCGTTGATGTTCGTCGGCCACGAGCTCGGCGCGTTGGTGCCAAAGAACACCGCGGCGTCGAGGGTGCGTGCCATCGCCTCGGTGAGCAGCGGCATTGCCTCGTCCCACACGTTGACCTCGACGTCCGAGATCACGTTATCGGGGACGGGCATGATCGTGGCGATCTCTTCGATGTTGAGGTACTTGTTCGTCCAGTTGATTTCGGTGGTCTGCTTCAGACCGGTGTCGCCATTCACGAAGTAGGCGACCGGCAGCGCCGACAGGACCGGGAACCGGACCTGCGCGCGACCCACCGGCACCCGGCGGAACATCGTCAGCACCGCGGACTGCTCGGTGGCTTTCCCGAGCATCGCGTTCGAGACCTCTTCGGGAATCAACGCCGCGGCGTCGGTCCTCGAAGT